GGGGACACACTTCGACAAGAGGTGTGGCCCCGCCTTACAATAGGTAGACACGAAAGGAGAGCAATGGACCTCAAAGAGTTTTTTCAGGCAGTCTTCCCAGACAGTGAAGGCTGGACTCCCATCATCCTTAAAGGCCCTATGGGTGGGCTCACAAACTTCCGCTGGTTCAACCTGCCCGCACAACTCGACAAGATGGTGGCTTACACCAAGGCACATGCTGACCTTGATGTGTACTACTCACCTTTCCTGTACACGAAGCCCCCGGCCCTGTCGAACACCCGCCACGCGGCCAAGGATAATGTCATCAAGGTGGCGTGCGTATGGTCAGATGGGGATGACTGCCCTATTGACAAGCTGAGGATTCAGCCTTCCATTCTGGTTCAGACCAGTGAGAAGCATTGGCAGGGATACTGGCTGCTCGACGACGCCAATGACCTGTCAAACGACATGCTGGAAGCCCTCTCGCGAGCACTCTATGAGGATCACCGCAACGACGGCATGGATCGTGGCTGGCCCCTGTCGAAGAAGCTCAGGGTCCCGTTCACGCACAACTGCAAGCGAGTGGACCCGTGGGAAATCACCATCACGGTCAACAACGAGCCGATCACTGCTGCTGAGTTCGCAGCAGAGTACCCGCCCGTCGAGCGAATGGGTATCGAGGAAGAAGACTTCCCCACTGACATCCCCACCATGTACGAAGTCCTCGGCATGGTCAATCGCTCGTACATTACAGACCTGGCTACAGATGATGTGTTCATTGACGAGGAAGACCGCTCCTCGAAAATGTATCACCTCGAATGTGCACTCTGGGAGGAAGGCTGCTCGATTGTCGAAGCCTTCGCCGTCGTGCGTGCGACAGAATTCAACAAATTCGCTATGGACGGGAGAGGTGACGGCTACCTGTGGAAGCAAATCAATCGGGACCGTGCCCGCTGGGAGGCTCAGCATAATGGGCCATCTGAGAAGGAACTGGAGGCGACAACTCGGGTTAGCTCCTCGTATCTTCTGAGCGAAGCACGGGAGCTAACCCTTCAGAATGTGAACTTCCTGCATGAGAACGAGCAGGAACCAATGGGACTCTTCGTCGATCAGTTCGCCGTGTGGGCTGCAACGAAGTCAGCAATGGCACCCAAGCAATTCCACTACGCGGGCGCTCTCGCCATCCTCTCCTCAGTGTTCGCGAAGTATGCTTTCCTGCCCATCAACGTCCAGCGAATGCCATTGAACCTGTACTTCCTGGTACTGGGACGCACCACCCAGTCCCGCAAGTCGACATCACTGCGCCTCGCTGAAGGCATTATGCGTGACGTTGCTGTCGGTGTTGGTAAGGGAACAGACTCCTACATTGCACCGGAGGATTCGACAGGCGAGGCACTGTCGACATACCTTCGTACCAAGCCGAAGGAGTCTGGCCTGTACGCAATCGACGAGGTGCAGGACTTTTTCGCACACGCTGCACAAAGGGGCAGCTACATGTCCTCCATGATGCCCTTCCTCACCAAGAGCTACGACGGGTATATCCCCGCTGTCGCACGTAAGGATAAGGGCGGCAAGGTCGCGTACCAGACAGCGACACCATACTACATGACGTTCTACGGGACAGGTATTCTTGATCAGTCTGCGAAGCACCTGACGAAGGAACGAGTTGAGTCTGGCTTCACACCACGCTGCCTCGTTGTTGTCGATGAACGGGACCACTACATTACGTCCTCACAGGACGTGAAGCTGGTTGCTGTTAATCCTTCGACAGGCAAAATTGCCGACAAGCAGCGTGACTTCATGCTGTCGAACCTTATCAGGGCAACAACTAAGTTCGACACGCACTTCAGCGCACGCCAGGCCAGGTCTCTAGCACACGAGGAAGTCCGTGTCCCTGTCGAGTTTGAGCCGGGCGTGTTTGAGCGGTGGATCGAGTTCTCTGAGGAAGCCAAGGTGATGGCTGCTCAGCACGTCCTGAGTAGCCGTGAGCTGTTCCCTGGCACCGAGCGTATGACGTTCTCTGTCTTGCGTATCGCTGCCCTGCTTGCCATGTACAACGGCCCTAACGCTCATGGTGGTGTCGTTGTCACGATGCGACACATGCTCAAGGCCATTGCCTTAGCTCCTATCTGGATGTCGTCGAACGAGGTGTTTATTCACCACGTCAAGAACTCCAACTTCAGCAACAAGGTGGATAAGTTTATTAGCTTCATTGCTCGCTCGGATAATGGCCTTGTGCCGATCCCGAAGATTCTTCTGAAGTTCCAGTCGGAAATCAACGGAATGAAGGAGCTGAAAGAAATCATCACGTATGCTCAGGCGCGTGGTGTCGTCCAGGAAGTTATCCAAGGGAAAAAGAATAGTGATCGTTTCATCAAATACATAGGAGGCCAGGTATGAAGATTCTGACTAACAGCGTAGACAAGCTGCCTGTGCTTGTCACAGTTCTCCTAAAGAGGGCTAGGGCTGTCTCAGGCCTTCCTGCTGACACACCTATCGAAGTCGTTGATGACCCACAGGCCGAAGACATCAGGATCACACTCGGCACTGTGAAGGGCTATAAGGGCGACGCATACAAGACGCTCTCGCCTAAGCAGATCGTCACCAACCCACAAGCAATCCTGTTCCTTGCTCAGGCGCTTCAGTATGGCTACCTTGGGCCTGTCGATCCTGGCCTGGACTGGGTGATCTGGGAGGGGCAGGACATCTCCTTCAAGAAGGGGAGCGTCATTGCTCTCGACATCGAGTCCGCTGGTGACATCGACAACGACACGTTCGCGGCTGGTCGCATCCTATCGATTGCCTTGTGGAATGGGAAGTTCGGTGTGGTGATCCCTGAGGAGCTTGCCGAGACTCCCGAGGCTGGTGAGCTGATTGATCGCCTGTGCCGGGACTGCACTGTCGTCTGTCATAATGGGACGTTCGACATGCCCTACCTGTCGAAGCGTCTCGGCATCAATGTGTATCACCATGAGGACACGCTGCTCATGCACTTCGTGCTCGACAACCTAGCAGGTGAGCATGGGCTGAAGCCTCTGGCTCGTCGCTGGTTGCGTGCTGCTGACTGGGACTCGGATGCGAAGTCCTACTTGAAGCATGGTGCATACTTCGAGAACATTCCTCGTGAAAAGCTCTACAAGTACAACCTTTTCGACACGGTATACACCTACAAGCTGTACGAGTACTTCCTGCCGCACCTGAAGAATAGTGGCAAGTACGACTACTACCGCTACCGTATGCAGGTCACCAAGGTTCTCAACGACGTACAGATGAATGGTGTGGCTGTGTCGCTTGATGCTCTGGACGAGCTTGAGAAGAAGTACCAGGAACAGTGCGACAAGGCACTCGTGGTGTTGCGCTCGCTGGCCGGTGAGGGCTTTAACCCTCAGTCACCGAAGCAGATCAAGGATTACTTCGCGTCTCAGGGTGTGTCGTCCCCGTCGTTCGACAGCGATCACCTAAAGAAGCTACGGCGTGAAGGAAAGGAGGTGGAGTTCATCGACGCTCTGCTTGAGTACCGCTACGCCGCTAAGGTGATTGGGAGCTTCATTGCTAACGTGCGTCGTAAGACTGGCGAGGATGGCCGTATTCATCCATACTATCTGCCTCACGGCGCTAAGACTGGTCGCCTGTCCGCTAAAGGCCCGGCGATTCAGACGATGGGACGTGACAGTGGTATCAAGCGCGCCCTTGTCGCTGCGCCGGGTTGCAAGATCGTCTCGTGTGACTATTCTCAGGCTGAGTTGCGTACTGTCGCTGAGATTGCGAGTGACGAGGCCATGATCGCAGCCTTCCAGCCGGGTGCGCCTGACTTCTTCGATGATCTGATGACGAAGATTTGGCCAGAAGAGTTCCCTTCGATTGAGGTCTACGAGGAGTTCAAACACGAACATCCAAAGACCGCGAAGAACCGACGTGCACTAGTAAAGAGTGTGGTGTATGGACTTGGGTACGGACGAGGCACCAAAGCCATTGCGACAGCCCTCGAACAGCCCATCGAACAAGCACAACATGTTGTCGATCAGTACCTCGGGGCATACCCCGGATTACGTGATTGGCAGACACGCGTTCGACACAGCGTCGGACGGAAGGAAGAGGACGCTGAGAGGCGTACCAAGTTCGGCATGACATACAATCCACTATTCATCGCCGACGCCAACTACAGCTCGACACAAAACGAAGCACTCGCCTTCGTCCCACAATCGACAGCTAACGACATCTGCCTCCACGCAGCAATCGAAGTAAACAAGAAGGTGGGCCAATACGGCGCGAAGATCGTAGGCCTAGTCCACGACGCCATTTACGTCGAATGCCCCGAAGAAACCATCAAAGAATGTGGGACCATGATGGAGAATGAAATGTCCAAGGCCGCGACACTTGTGTTCGACAGGGTGCCATTCGTGGCAGAAGCAGAGGTTGGCAATAATTGGGAGGAAGTATGATCGACATCCACGCCTACGAGCAAGCCCCCTGTGTTGGAGCACCTGTCGAGCTTTTCTTTGACTCAGGCTTCTACTATCAGGTCTTAAAGGTCTACTGCTCACAGTGCCCCATCAAAGAACTGTGTCTTCAAGACTGTCTTGCACTCGAAGACGTACCTGTCGATGGCAAACGTTACCGGTCGGGGGTCTTCGGTGGAACGACACCAGCTGACAGAAACAGACTGTGCGAGACGAAGTATGAAATTCTGAACGATAATTGGGAGAAGAAAAATGAAAATCGTCATCGCGATTGATCCCGGCGTTAACACTGGCATTGTTGTTGCCCGTGTCGAAGAAGAGGTGGAGATTCTGCACTTCGACCAGTTCATCTGTTCGACACACACGCAGACAGTGGAACTCATCAAGCAGGTCCTCGACACCTACCCTGGTGCCGTGATCGTTGCTGAGCAGTTCGACCTGCGGCCTGGCAATAAGTTCACAGCAGACCTCACTCCTGTGAAGGTGAACGCCGTGTTGGACTGGCTTGTCGATGATGTACACTACCAGACCCCGGCACAGGCTAAGGGGCTTGTCAAGGACGCTGTACTGAAGAACCTCGGTTGGTGGCTCACCGGCAAGGATGTCGACTACAAGGATGCGAATGACGTACGCGACGCGTTCCGACATCTGGTGTACTACCTCGTACACCAGATGCGCCATAAGTGGACACTCGACACCGGCTGGCCTAGATAAAGAAAACCCCCTGACTAGGAAAGGAGAACTAGTCAGGGGGTTTTCTCGTACCCAAACACCCACAGCATTCACACAGACAATGATGAATAACTGTCGTTGCTTAGTATAGCATGCTTATCCGATCTTCGACGCCCCGATACACAGGCCGCCCCAACCGATGTTGTTGACGGGCGAACACGAGATCTTCACCTGCACCGGAACACTACGAGGACCCGAGGCATAGTAAGCCATTGTCGCCATACGGAACGACAGCACGCCTTCAGAGTGGTTGTAGGTGTTTGTTGTGCCGACGTTGTAGAAGATGCCATCGCCGATGGCTTGGAAGACGTCGACGTTCGTATCCTTGGAGCTGTCGTTGTTATCCAGCGTGATGCAGTTGGAGAACAGCCACAGGCCCTGCGAGGGGATCGACACGTTACGGCTGATGACAGCAGACGCCCCGTGCTGAGTGTAGCGATACCACTTCGAGAAAGCCTCGTTGTCGTTGATATATTTGATCTCGGGAGCGCCGCCCCAGATTTTCTTCACACCAGTGTTCGTCGCAAGGTACATTTCGTTGATGTCCGAGCGGTACACGAGCACATCATATGAGCCTGTAGTGGCCTTGTTGATAACGCCGAGCTTGTTGCGCTGGTCATCGTTATTCTTGGCAATGAGGACACGGTTCTGTTGGAGACCCTTGATGACATCCGACACCGTGTTAAAGCCTAGGTTCATGAAGGCGGGCCAGGATTGGACGATATCCGAATCAGAATAGGTCCAGATTCCTTGGGGGTTGACTGGCATGTCAGTACCTCACTCCTGCGATTTGCAGGGATAGTAGTGCTGTCGAATCCCAGTTGTATATCCATTCTGGGTGCACACTGGAATTACTCATGTTCACAACCACAATACCATCCTTGTAGTGCTCGTAATCAACGACAGTGTTGTAGTTGATGTGGGCGACCATCATGGCTCGGCCTTCGTCCCCTGTCGGCTCATACGACAGGAAGCACCGCAGGTAGCGTGTGTCCTGCGCCCTGGCACCGCGCACGCCGACAGAGACATCGACGGGGTACTTGTAGCCGCTGTAGAGTTTGAGGCTCAAGGGGATCCTCAAATAGCCGGAGATGGCTAGTTGCATGAACAGGCCGGAGTCTGCCCAGGGGATGGAGCGGTACCAGATGTCTTCGTCGACGCCGACGCCTCGTCCTCGGCCGGGGGAGGAGATGCCGACTTCGTCGTAGAAGGGTTTGGCGACGCCGTTGGTGGCGCGTTCTGATACGAGGGAGGTGACGCTTTGTGCTGCGTTGTTGGCTGTTGATCGGATCAGCATGAGGTCGTTTTCTACTGATGCTAGCCGCTTGTTGATGTCGTTGCCCCATGGTTGGGAGGGGGTGGGGAGGTTGTGTTTCATGCCTCTTAGTATATCAGTATGGCGAGAGTCACTTTCTAATGGGTTGCATTCGTGCATGAGACTCGTGTACTATTATTCGTGTCAGAAGGAAACGACAGAAAGGAAATCCAATGACACCCAAGTACCTCGGCATCAGCGCCTTCGCCAAGCACGTCAGCCTCACGGACAGCACGATCCAGAGCTACTTCCTCAAGGGCATGCTGCCCGCCCCCGAGATCTACTACCTCACCGGCAAGGGTGAGCGCCCCGGCTGGAGCATCGACACTGTCGAGCACTGGATGAACAACCGCCCCGGCTCAGGCCGCACCTACGCTTCCATGAAACGCAACAACTCTACGAAGGAGAACAACTAATGAACGACATCACCATCTTCAACCACCTCGGCAACGACATCCGCGTCACCACCGACGAACAAGGAGAACCCCTCTTCGTCCTCGTAGACCTAGCAGCAGCTCTAGGCATTACGAACGCAACTCAGTTGCGTTCGAGGCTATCCGATGACCTATGTCAGACATACCCCATCCATGATCGAGTAGGACGCATCCAGCAAACTTGCGTGGTCACTGAACCCGGCCTCTATGAAGTCATCATCCGATCTGATAAGCCTGAGGCTACACAGTTCCGTCGCTGGGTCACCAGCGAAGTCCTCCCCTCCATCCGCAAACACGGCATGTACGCCACACCCACCACCATCGAAGACATGATCGCCAACCCCGACATGGCCATCAAGCTCCTCACCACCCTCAAGGAGGAACGAGCAGCACGCGCCAAAGCCGAAGCAGAAGTCGAAGCACAACGCCCTGTCGCAGCCCTCGGCAAAGCTATCGAAACAGCAGAAGGAGACCTCACACCCAGTGCCTTCGGCAAGATACTGTCGAAAACCATCAAGACCATGGGACCCAACAAGTTCTGTCGCTGGCTCCTCGACAACAACTTCGCATTCCGCAACGGCCAAGGCAAGATCATCCCCATGCAGGACGCAGTCAACCGAGGCATCCTCACCCTCACCGAACGCATCGACCCGACTGGCAAGATCAGGCCACAGCTCCTCGTCACACCTGCTGGCCAGTCCTACTTCGCAGGCATTCTGAGCTGCTGCTGAGAACCAAGAGAAGAGAGGCGGCATCCCTTCGGGGGTGTCGCCTCTCTTTTTTGCGGCCGCTGGGTCACGCTTGCCCTCCAGGCATCCGACACCGTCACGCCCTGAGGGTGTCAAGTAAGTCAGCTGATGGTGATACCAACTGTTCGCAACTTCTCCCATTTTTTCATAGAACTGATTCTGAGCCTCTTACATCAGAATTAGTTTTTTTAATTTTTCTGGAAGGTTGTAGAAAAGTGGTATCAGATAATAAGGGGAACTGACTTTTCGTTGCAATAGCAACGAAAAACCTGATCCCCTTTTTTGGATCACTCTGACTCGGGTACCCCCTCTGCGCGTTTTTACTTGTGAAAACCGAGGGGGTCGCACACTCAGTTTCATCAGTTCTCTCACCCCCCTCCAGCCCCTCAGGAGGCACGTGAGCCTTTTTTTGGGATCAGCCTAAAGGGCGTTTGTAAAGTGCCTTCCACGTTGAGGGGCCAGCATCACATCACTGTTCGTGTTGACGTGCTGGGCAAAGTGTGCCTATAATAGGGTCAAGCCTTTCAGGTGGAAGCTAACACGGAGAACCCCTAGCTCTTGCAGAGCTGGGGGTTTTCTGTTAGACTGGTCAACGTTAAGCTTCATTTTACTGAAAGGTCCTTTATTATGATCACCTCTTGGTCACCCTCAATCGCCGACGCGCACATGCGGAAGTGCGACAGTAGTCTTGAAGACTTCATGGACATCTTCAAGCCCGAAAACGTGAAGCAGCAGGCCACCAAAGACGGCCGCAACTACATCGCAGGCCAGCTCCTCGACTACACCTTGCCTCGCGGCAAAGGTAACGTTATCGACAGGTGCGCTGTCGTCCTCGACTGCGACGACGCAGACAAGGCCAGTATCGACAAGCTGGTGGAGGGCGTACGAGGCCTCGGCGTGCGCAGCGTCGTACACTCCACCTACTCCTCTACCCCTGAGCGTCCCCGCGTGCGTGTCGTTATTCCCCTGAAGGATGTCGTCGTCCCCGGAGACTACACCAGCCTGTGCAAAGCCCTCATGACCCACCTGAACATGGTGGCGTGGGACGAATCCTGCGCGCAGGCGGAACGCGCCATGTACGCGCCCGCCAAGTCTGAAGGCGGCAACTACTGGGCCGAGGAAACGGAAGGCCCCCTCATGGACGGGCAGGAGTGGCTGAAAGCCCACGAGCCGAAGCAGCGCAAGACGCGCACGTCTAAAGGTAACGTCGCCAAGCGAGACCACAAGCGCAAGCCTGAGAACGACATGGGCATCCAGGGCGCATTCAACCGCGTCTACACCATCGAAGACGTCATCGAAACCTTCGACCTCCCCTACGAGCCCTGCCGTGAAGACCGCTGGACCTACTACGGGGCCCACACGGAAGGTGGCCTACGCCTCGTCGAAGGCCGACCCGACCTGTGCATCAGCGAACACGCAAACACCGACCCCGCATGCTACGTGGACGGCAACGGCTCACACCGTGCCCTGTCGGCGTTTGAGCTGTGCGCCGTACACCTCTACGGTGAGGGTGACGACACCAGCCTGCCGCCGCGCGAGCGTGCCTCCATGCAGAAGATGGCCAAGCGCGCCGCTGAGGACGAGCGTGTGCGGACAGAACTAGGCAGTGACAACACTGAAGCCACCGACGTAGCATGGCTGGCCAGCCACATCGGCGACACATACACACAGGCCGAATACGCCGCCGCCGCCCTGCGAGATCGCCTCGCATACGTCGATGGGGTAGGCGTGCTCATGTACACACCACCCCGCGGGCTGTGGGGGCCAGTGCATGAAAGCATGGCCCTCAACTGCATCGCTGATGTAATCCGCACCTGGTACCAGGGTGCCCTACTGACAGGAGACAATGACTTGATTAAGAAGGTCTCGAAACTACGCCACGTGTCCGGGCCGCGGGCAATCGCCGCGCACCTGCCCGCAATGCTGAGCATCCCCGCAGACGCGTTCGACGCTAACCCCGAACTGCTGTGCACGCCCAATGGTGTCGTTGACCTGCGCACCGGCAAGCTCATGCCCCACGACCCCAAGTACCTCATGACGAAGCGGACGAATGCCCCATACATGCCGGGTGCGACACACCCGGCATGGGACAAGGCCCTGGAAGCCCTCGACGCCCCTGAGCGTGTGTGGTTCCAGCGTTGGGTTGGCTGCGGCCTCACTGGCTACCAGCCTGACGACAACGGCGCGGCGGTGCCGATCCTGCTCGGCGGCGGCTCCAATGGCAAATCTGTCCTCATGACATCGATTGCTCGCGCCTTCGGCGGGTACGCGCATATGGGCACTCACGCTCTGCTCACGCCCGACAATGGCAAAGACCTGCTGCGCGCTGCCGCAGCTCTTCGCGGCGTGCGCCTGTGCTACATTGAAGAACTCCCCGACGGTGTCCTTAATGGCAACGCAATCAAGCAGGTGAGTGCGACACCCACCATGAAGGGCGAGTTCAAGTTCAAGCCGGAGTTTACTTTCAACGCGACGCACTCCCTCATGGTGAGCGCGAACGTTGCCCCCCGCCTTGACGAATGCACGGACGCTGTCGTGCGTCGTCTGGCCGTCCTGCCTTTCAACTACCGCTACGTGCCGAACCCCTCGCGTAAGGGGGACAAGCTTGTGGACAGTAACCTCCTGCGCGAGCTGGAAACCAAGGAAGCACAGGCTGCTATCCTCGCATGGGCTGTCGAAGGTGCACGCGCCTACCTTGCGGATGGTCGTCATGTCCTGCCCACAACTGAGCTGATGGAGGGCGAGAAGAGTAAGTGGCTGAGCAACATCGATACCCTCGCGGCCTTCTTTAACGACATGCTGATTGAGGATGAAGGCGCAATGATCCCGTGGACTCACCTGTATGCCGCTTTCTCTGAGTGGCAGCGTGAGAATGGTGGTAAGACGTGGAATAAGGCGACGTTCAAGAACCGCGTGTCGTCGCATCGCATGTTCTCTGATTTTAAGTCTGGCAAGCTGCGTACCACTGGTATGAGCTTGTATCATGATAAGTATGGTGGCGGGCCTAAGGCTCCGACAGGCACGCAGGTGGCTGGTTTGCGTGGCGTGCGTTTCCGTACCCCTGACGATGAGATCGCGGGGCCCGACGGCGGGCACATTGAGCCTGAAGAAGTGGCTGTGCCTGCTCCTGAGCCTGAGGCCCTGATCCCCGCCGAAGACATTCTCCCCTTGGCACCCCGCGTTGCGCCCGAGAAGGAAGAGATGGAACGGCGTGAGCTCGTCGAAGAGATCGAAGGCTTGGTGGCCTTTGTAGCGGCACTCCCTGCCGGGCCAGAAGAAGTGGTCCGTCTCGCGCGTGAAACAGGAGCCACAAACAGGCAGGCGCCGTTGGGGGAGCTTCGTGCGTTCAAGATCCGCCTGGAAGGCGCGCTTACGCGACTGACTGTCCTTAACCGTGAACAGTCGGGTGTCCCCTTCGCAGAAGACTCCCGCGCGCACCGACAGGAGTGAATAAAGAAGAGGAGGCACGTGCACGACACACGTGCCTCCTCGGGGTGGCCACCTAAGCAGTCTTATGCTCAAAACCCCTCAACGACAGCTGGCCGAGCGTAATCCCCGGCGGCGTCGGCAAATCACTCACCCGAGGCATATCAAACAGGTAAGCCAAATCCCACACCGACGTATACGGCTCAGCGCTCACGCTCGCGCCCGACTCACCGTACTCGACAGAACCGATCTGCCACACAGCCCTGTCGAACACAGCACATGTCCCCGCCATACGGCCAAACACCTGAGGCTTATCCGTCACAGGCTTATTCGCCGTAAACGCCAACAAGTCATCCATGATCTTCTTCATCGTCGTACCCTCAGGCCACTTCTCAGTAGCCTTCTCAGGCAACGGCGCATCCGTAAAAGCAGTCACATCAGCTGCAGTCACAGGCTCACGCTCGAAGTCATACGTAACATCCGTATACGCCTCATTCAACGGGGTCATACCAGACCACTCAAGACTCGTCTTAGTCCCCAAAGCAGACTGAGCAGCATACATACACGCCGCATACGCCTTATCCACCGTGTCGATATACGGGCTACTGATCTTCAACGGATCAGTCTTACGAGGATAACCCGTATAAAACGTCACAGTCTTCTCGACATAAGGATAACCCTCACCACAAATACGCAAGAACGAATAATCATTCTGCCCATCAGACTCAGCCAAACGATACGGCGCAAGCCGCTTATTCAGCATGCCCGTCACAGTCACCTTAATCTGATTCGGCTCATCCCCCACTTCGACAAACACGCTGCCACCCTCAGCGTTCCATTGCGCAGGGACAATCGGCTTATTGTCTTTGCCGACAACCACATAGTAGCTTTTACCAAACTCCTTCGGACCAGGAACGACACCTGACTTCCCAAAATACACAGAGCGAGCACCACTAGGATAGTCATACGGCATGACACAAACAGGCTGCGACGTAATACTCTTCACGTGAACAGGAACCTCAAGAACAAATTCCTTCGTCTCACCAGCATCGACAGAAAGCACCTCAAGGTCCCTTAAAGCCTCCAGATAAGACTTATTCGGGTCATAGTTTGGGTACAGCACAATAGTGGGCGCCGGCATATTCTTAGCATAAGGATTGAAAACAGGCTTCCCATCAACCCAATAAGCAGCTTCGGAATTACCCCCATTAAACAGATCATAAAGAGTAGACTCACGATACGTACACTCAATACTCGACACAGGCTCAGACTGCTCATACGAAATCTTATAGTCAGACGTAAAACCCTGAAGACGAGTCAACACCGTATGATTCTTAAACACCACAACCGTGTCGTACACCCACGTGATCTGAAGATCATTAGCCGACAGCCACGACTTCAAGACAGACCACAGATTACCCTTACCACCAGGAAAATCATAGATATGCTCAAAAGTAGAATTAGCGATAGCAAAGAAACCCCCAGCGACAGAGCTAGGGTGGAAATTCTGTACGTATATCTTCGGAGCATCAACGACACCAGCGGTCTTAAAGAACTTCGTAATAATAGCCTTTAGCTCCGTATAGACCATAGGCTCAATCGTCGCCTCAATATCCAGCAGATAAAAAGGATCATTCAACGTTATAGACCAAACCCAAGGCCCTGTCGTCAAAGCGCGCGCAACAGCATGAGTACGCCCAAAACGCAAGTCACTCAGCACAACATCCTTATTCACAACCAGCGCGGGCTCAATGCCTCCAGTACCCTCCAACGAGTACTCAGAAAAGCCACCAGACGCCTGATCACGATCCAGTGACACACCATCTTCCTGCACAGACCAGTTCGTGAGTTGGCCAGCAGGGACCCCAAAGACACGCATTACCATGAGTAGCACTCCTCCAAAGAAACCGAAGCAGAAAAATGGCCACGAGCATTATTAACAGTCACAAGACGCGCAGACCCAGGAACAACCTTCATATTCCCACCACCAGCCGGATACGAGAACTCGTATTCAGGAAGACCAGCCAGTATCTGGGCAGTATCATACGGCGTCACACGAAGACCACACCACGACAACTGGCCATCCTGGCCAGGGCGCATCGTAATCTCCCACAAGCCCTCACTCATACTGAAAACCTGATTCTTCAGCCTCGTAATAACAGTACCCGGAGTCCCACCATCGACACGACTAATCGTCCACCTAAACGGCTGCTTACCATCCTCATAGCCCGATGCAAAAAACGTCCCATAATAACCCTCAGGAACAACGACACGCTCCGTATACGTGCCAACCTTGCTCAACGCCAAAGACGCCTGGCGGGCATTCAACTTACTGTACACATGATCAATTTGATTATTAACAGCAAAAGAATCAGGCTTATACGTCACAGTAGGATGCTGAGACTTCTCATCAAGATCATCCGACACAAACAAAGCCTGCTTACCCCAATCGTTATACGCGAACGGAGTACCAGCATGAACATGCAAATAAGGCAAACCCATCAAAGGTGACAACATGTTATTGAACGAGAACGGATCAGCATACGACACCCACTCATCCCCGCGATTCAAAAACAAACGACGAAACAACTCAGCCTGATCACGATTCAAATACGACCAATTCAACTCATACTTCCGATGACCATACACAGAACCATTAATCGACGCAAAGCCATTCAGCAACGTCGTCGAATCACTACCAAACTGCACACTATCCGCTGTCGGAGACTCATCCGGAGCCGGAAACCACGACATAAGCTTCCCAACCGCGAAATAAACCTCACGAGTCGAACAACCCCTAGTAAACGCCACGATTACCACTCCTCACATTATTGCTGTCAACGTTCTTACTAATAGCTCGGCCATTCAACATGACTGTCGTCGAAACAGCCCGGACAAGCTCATTAAACTGCGCTGGATTAATTGTAACAAGCCCATCACCAGCACCAGCGGAATAGCCACCACCAGACATTACCGGCACCTGCATCGTGTTCAAGGCATTCATGAAGCCCTTACCATAGAAATCGACAGCAGGCTGCGAAATGACATACTCCCCACTACGTAGCTTGAACATCCCATGGCCATTAGTGCCCAGTAGATTATCGACAGAAGGGTTAGCCGGAGGACGACCAGGAAGCAAACCACCTCCGGCATAACCAGGAATGGGACCACCCATAAACCGACGACGAATCTGGCCAGCCTGACCTGCATAACGCGCAGCATCCGCCGCCTGGCCACGGGTCAAACCCTTGTTCATAGCATTACGAATGTACTCCATATACGTCATCAACTGATTCAACTGGTTATAAGCCTGAGTCGTATCAGCATTAACAGGAACAGTGACCTGATTGCCGTGAATCCCATCAATACCACCCTGTGTCGTACCAATAGTGCCCTGATCAGTCACGTTCTCCTTCACATCACGAGGAACCTGACCAATCGTCCCCGTTAAGCTGTCGAATGCGCCAGCAAGCTCAGTCACCTCACCCTGGTTATAACCAAGCTGAGTCACCTGATCAATAAACTGACGCTTCAGAGACTGCGTATACGCCTCGATCTCCTGTGTCGAATGACCAGCAGCAGCATAAGCCTCAATCAGACCAATCATCTGAGACTGCAACGACCGCAAAGCCTCACGGTTAGCAATAGCAGCCTCCGTGTACCCCTTCAACGCAAACTGGCCCGCCTGAAGAACCGACATCTCCTGACTATTCTCACCAATCTTCGTCTGAGACTCGTTAATCTTCTGCTTCGCCTCGTCGATATCAGTCTGAGTAGACTGCATCCGCTCCTCGTCGCCATACTTCACAGCAACCGCATGGAAGAACTCAGCATCATGCAACTCCTGCTGAGCCCTACGCATGTCCGACGCAAGCTTCTCATTCTCCTTACGAAGATTCTTGATCTTGCTCGTCGTATTCTCAACATCCTTGCGCAAAGAGTTAAGGCCCTTGTGGTAATTGTCCTGAGCCGTCGTCGAACGCCACCACGACTGCAACGCCTTGTCGAGCGCAGACTTCAACCTCGACAAGAAGTCCTCAAAAATCTCAGCAGCAGTCTTCGTCTCCTTACGAGCACGAGACGACGGTGAATGGCCGCCACCGCCACCACCAGAACGAGGCGAATGTCCACCACCACCACCGCCGCCACCAGACGAACGCTGAGGCTTCGCACGGAAATTCGCGCCACTAAACGCCGACTTCCCACCATTACGCACAGCAAACGTAGGCGTACGAATCTTCGACTTCTGCCCAAGAGTAAACGACCCCTTACCAGACAGAGACTTCGCGCCACCAATCTGTGACATGTAGCCCTGAATGGACTGCCAAATAGCCTGGACCTTACCCAAGAAACCCTGAGCCTGGTTCACCGCGTTCGCCGCATTACCAACCATCTCATTCAACGACGCATCCGTCGCCGAATGATCAACCTCACCCGACTGATAAGGCTGGGCAATAATCGCCGCCATCGTGTCACGCTGAGCCTCGAACGCGCTCATGTCGAACCCCTGGGCCGACAGGTAGTCAATCGTGTCCTGAATCGACTGCTGAGCATACTGGTACGCCTCCTCACCAGTTAGGCCCATTTCCTCGATACCAGCCGCAGCAGCGTTCCCCATAGCCTGGAAGTAATCGCTAATGGCTGCAATGTTCGCCTGGCCCTCAGCAGAGTTCGGGTCCATCGACGTACCATTGGTCTGCATCGACTCATACACCTGCTGCAACGCACTGTCGAGAGCAGCAGCCGCATCTGTCGATGAAAACATTTCATCAAGCACCGAGCGCAGAACCTCACCAAGATCCTTGAACTCGTTCTTAGCGTCGCCGATCTTGAACGACGCCTCCTCAGAGCTGTCGCCAGCCTCACTCATCTCCTGGCCAAAGAGCTGAGCGTCGTTCAGAGCATCACGCATGGCGCCCCCGACGCCCTCGGTCTGGCTCTTCACCTCATTCAGAGCACTAATCTGCCCCTCAAACTGCGAAGCAATATCCGCACGCTTAGTCGCGTAGGAGGGAGACTCAGGATCGAGCTTAGCAATCAGCTCATTCTTGCGGGTCTCAAGCTGAGCAATGTACCCATCCACGTACGCGTCAGCAGCGGCTTTACCGCCGCCCTCAGCCTCCGACGTAGTTGCCAACTTAATATACTGCGCGTAAGAGAAGCCCATGTCAACAAGCGCCTGCTTGACATCCTTCGACATGTTCTTAAACGAATCAGAACCCTGAATAGCGTCAGAAATCAGCGCCTGCGTGTGCTCACCGATCTTCAGCGTCGAATAGCCGAACGCCTCAGCCTGAGCATGTGTCGTCTGAACAACCTGGCCGGACTTATCCACGTAGTAACCAAGTGCCTCACCATTCGAGGTGAGAGTCTGGCCGTTCTGCTGGATCGTAGCGTTCAACTCAGCGAAAGAAGTCTGAGCACCAGAGCCAACTTCCTTCGTATCCTCAGCCAAAGCCTTCAGAATCGCCGACGAGCCACCGACAGCGGCCTTCAGATTCTCAGCCTTCTCCGACGCCCCCGTAAATGAGTCACCAAGGTACGTCGCAGCAACCGACGCCGCAGTAATCGCGCCCGTAATAGCCAAACCCCAAGGCCCACCAAACATAGCCATCAAGCCAGAGCCAACAGCAGACAGCTTCGACAAAGCACCGACAGCCTGGCCAGCACCAGCAGCCACCTGAGCACCTGTCGACACAGCCGATGCTGCAGCCTGAGCCTCCTTCGCAGCAGCCGCCTTACCTGCAGCCATAGCGACAGCCGAGTCCGACGCAGCAAGACGCTGATTCGCAGCAGCCGCAGCATTCGCCGTACCCGTATTCGCAGCCAAGGCACTGTCGTATGCGACAACACCACCCTGAGCCTGCTTCACAGCCTGCCACACCACACCCCACGACAAGGTCTGCTGGCCCGTCGCCTGCATCACGCGGGACCCCATCTGCATGTACGTCGCAGACATCGACACCAGCGCAGCCTTCGTCGCCACCATACCAACGCGGGCAATACCCACAGCAGTCAAAGCACCAACGAACGCCTGAATAGGAGCGGGCAGCTTCGCAAAAGCATTCACGGCCATCGTCGCCACCGTGACAACCGCCTTCATCGGCACCATGAAGCTAGAATTCATGGCCGCGCCAGCATTCTGCAAAGCGTTCTGGAACTGCTGCAACTTCGCCGACATGGTGTCGGTGATAATCGACATCGAGTCATCAATGAACGACGTATTCTTCGACGCCCGCTCAGCCTCCTCCAGCTGTTCGACATAGAGGCCGACACTGTTCGACATACGCGACAGCAGCTCCACGTCACGCACGTTCTTAAAGCCCAAGTCCTTAATAGCCTGAGCCTTCTGCACCTTGTCGCTGATGCCCGCAAGGTTCTGCAAGATACCCTGGAACACCTTATTCGGATCATCACGCCACAGCTTCTGGAACTCAGCGTCCGTCACACCGACAGCGCGGGCGTACGTGTGCATAGCGTCGCCGCCCTCAGCAGCCGCCGCGTTAATCGAGTTGAAGATACGCTGCAACGAACCACGCGCCCATTCCTTCGGAATAGCCAGTGACGACAACGTAGACGACAGGGCCAAAATCTGGTTCTGAGTAAAGCCCGCACTCTTACCCTGGGCAGCGATCGACACCATCATGTTGGCAATCTCAGGCTCCGTCGCAACAGACTTCGCACCCAGATCAGCAACCTGATTCGCAAGAATCTTGTAGCCGTCCCCCGCGCCCTTGGCGGACTCCTGCAAGCCGCCCATCATCTGGCCGAAACGACCAAACGCTGTCGTTGCAGCCTCAACATCCATCTCCGTCACCGTCGAAAACTCAGCGACAGCCGTCGTAAAGTCCTTCAGGTCCTTCGTTGGAATGTTCATCTGCGCGCCCAGCGTGCCGATCTTCGCAAGATCAGCAAAAGGGGTCACAACCTTCTGTGTCGAAAGGTCCGTGTACGCCTTACGAAGCTCATTCAAATCATTAGTCGTACCCTGGGCCGTGCGCTTCACGTCAGCGAACGCACGCTCCTGAGCAATGCCAGCCTGCGCAGCAGCCGACACCAGCGTGCCAAGGCCAGCCGCAATAGCCCCGTAATACACCGCTGTGTCGCGAGCAGCATAACGAACGTTCTCAATCGCCTGCTCGTTCGCACGGAGCTGTGCTTTCGCCGCAGATGCATTAATGCGCATTGCCTGGCGCTCGCCAGAACCCTGCTCCTTAATAATGGCACGCTGCGTACGGCCAGCCTCAGCCTCACGAGCAGCCGCAATACGAGCAGACGCGGCCACAGCAGCAGCCTCACGCTTCGCCTCAGCACTTGCCGTCACACCAGCAAGCTTCAGCTCGGCCTGCTGCAACTGTGTCGCAGCCTGTATCTCGGCAAGACGAGCAGCCTCGGCGCCCTTCGCCTTCACCAAGTTACGCTCATCCCGGCCCTTCTGACGCTGCAGCGGGATAGTGTTGTCCTCACGCTTCACTGTTGCCTGCGCACGAAGCTTCTCAGCCTGAGCCTCGGTCTTACGAGCCTGCGACTGGTTCAACGCGGCCTGCGCACGCTTCGCCTTATCCTCAGCAGTAGCCATAGCATTAGTCGCTGATGCGACATCACGCATCGCAGCAGCAGTATCCTTCAGCTTTTGAATGTGATCATTCGTCAGCTTATTGCTGGCCTGCATTTCGCGCACAAAACGTCTGTACGCTGATACAGCCTTATCGACACCACCAGCCAAGTCAACCTTCGTCATGCCGTCCCCGGCACGCGACACAGACGACAGGCCATCAGCAACAGACTTCAATGCTGTCGCCGTCTCACGCATGTTCTTAACCTTGGCACTGTTTAGCTGCAATGAATCAAGAACAGAGCCACCTCGCCCAGAAGGGGCCTTCAGAGCTGCGACAGCAGACTGAAGAGAACTAATCTGCTTTTCCAAAGCACTAATGCTTTGTGTCGCCTTTTCAGCGCCAGCAGTATTGACATCAATGTCAATCTTGATCGACTCGTCACTCATGTCTTAATCCTCTACATAGAAATGCCCCTGGTACCAATTCAATGATACCAGGGACAATTCTCACTTAACGAACTCCAATGCCTCCAAAGGAGAGGGTATTGGTTCCTTTGTGCCATCTGAATACTCGACAGTATTCATCACTGTGTAAGTGCTTTCACCAGGTCTTGAATCCCTCTGCTTCTCCCGATACGTCTCAAGCTCAGCACACGAATAACACGTTGAATGTTCGACATGAAATTCAATGGATGAGTGCTCACTGCGCCCATACCACAAAGGTGTTCCGCATTTGTTACACAGGCTGTCGAGGTAATACTGATAGCCAGCACACAAAGCCAGATCAAGTGGAGTGTATTCAGTTTGAGGGATCGACTCATAATCCTTGTCGTCGCCAAACCACACAGGCAAGGTGCGAGCAAACATACCATGAGCACCAATAAACAGTGTTGGTGGCTTACCTTCAGCCCTCGCGGTCTTCAGAAGCAAGAGCATCCACTGATTCTCCTGCTTCGACAGTTCCGTCCCCACGAAACGTGGGGTCACTGATCGCCTCCGACACCATGACACCCAGCGTCTGAGCGTCATTCCACGTGGTGCAAATCTGCTGCCACAAGAACTCAGGAAGCGCGCCGCGAAGCTCAGCAGCCTCTTCGTCCGACAGACCTTTCTGAGACTCACCCGTCGAGTTGTCAATGACTTCGACACAAGCGTGAGCAACGATGTACTCCATCAGTCGATCCTCGCGCTCGACTTCAAGAACAGCCTTCTCGTCAGCATTCTTGTTCTTCGTTGAAAAGACAGGATCCGTCCACACGCGGCGCTTGAGGACCTGTAGCTCCTTGTTCGACAGCGCACGAAGACGAAGAGTGATCGTCTGCTTATGCAGCTCCTCAATCTTCTCGGCCAATTCGACACCAGGCGTGGTGTCAGTAATCGACCGAGAATAAGGTGCTTCTTGCAGTTGTGCAGTCTTTGCAATCTCCGTCAGCTCCACTAGCTTTTCAGCATCCTCGGTGTTCAGGGGTACATCGATGGCCTTCACAGTGGGCTTGATCGACGAGATGATCTTAGACAGTTCAAAAGGCATGATGTCTACTCCAATCAGATAAAGGAATACCCCCGCACCTCGGAGGTACGGGGGTATTCTATCAGGCCGCGATGGCCTTATTCAGTTCCATGTAGCCCTGGGGCAGGAATGGAACTGTGAACTGGATCGGCTTGTCGCCGTCTCCGAGTTCGTCCTTCGGGTTGTCTGCGACAACCTTGAACACGCTGATCTCCATGCCAGCCTCGACGGGGGTACCCTGTCGGAAGCCGATACGCTGAGCAAGGTAGCCCTCGTTCAGGCCATCAAGGACGCCCCGCTTGAAAAGCTGGAACGCCTTGTCATAGACGCTCGTGTTGCCAGCTGCCTTCTGGCCGGATGCAATCGCCTCGCGGAAGAACGTCAGAGAAGCCTCGTAGTTCGACACCGTAGGGGTCTTCGCGTTTCCGGAGTCGCAGATCGAACGGCTGTCGTCCGTGTCCGAGTCGGTTGCGCCCAGCGTCATTCCAGCCGCAATAGCACACGAAATGTCCACGGCCTTAGCCGAGGCACCCGTGTAAGTGGCAACCTTAAAAAGGTCGCCCACGTTGGTAACACTGTCAGCCGAAATCCACCAAATCGTAGTATTCGGAGAAAGCATCTTGGGCATAATCAGTCCTCCTGATCCGTCGTATTATCAATATCAATGATATCATCCGCACCACAGCACTTAGGCTGTGTCATGGGCGTATCGTCATCAACAGGCTCATACATATCGGGCAACACCGACAGCATGTCCTTAGACTTTTCGCACACAATACCCGTGTGGATATTCCGTACTCGCATATCAATCCCCCCTATCCAGGTTCACGTAGAAACTCATATGGCGGTGATAAACAGTAGGCCGCAATGTCGAATCATGATCCGCCGTCGAACCGACAGAAGCCGCAATGTTCACCTCATTCGACCCAGCAATCAACACAGCACCAATGAGCTTTTCCTTCACAACCGACACCAGCCGGTCGAGCATTTCCTTATTCTCAGCATAAACATCCACATAAAAAGGATGCTCATATACATCCTGAGTGTGCCCTGCCATCGACAGGTACGAGTTCAAGTAGCGGTTAATTTCCGCCCCACCGTGGTACACAATGTACAAAGGCTTATTCACACCATGAGCAAAAGATTCGTAGACCCCAACATCCTGGATGCCCCGCAACAGATCAAGACAGGCCGTGTCGAACTCAAGTGTACGATCCCTCACTTCAACCTCCCATAAAACTCTTCACGGAACACCTTCGTCACACGAGGCAGGTACTTCGCCGGAGTAATACCCTTACCCGCAGACTTCTTCGCCTTGGCACGCAAACCAGATCGCAAGTACCCTGTCGTCCTATTACCCTGAGTACCATTCTCCTGCCATGAGTAGTAGGGTTTCTCGCGCGCCCACTTATGCCAACCGATCTCCACGACCTTGCCACCCTTAGATGCATCGACACTGAACGTGTCGCGCATATAGCCTGTATCGACACGCCGAGGATCCGTATCGATCAACGCTCGGCCATACTCAGTGGAAGCGACAGCAGCAGCCTGAGCAGCCTCATTCACGCGCTTCCACGCGGCGTCAATAATCTTCTTCTTCGCACGAGCAGCGACACCATACCGGTCAGACTCGACAGTGATCTTGATGCCAGCGACACGCCCATCAAAGCGAACAGTCTTTTTAGTCCTGGCCATTAGTGTCCCCCGTCTCAAAGTCACACAGCAGCGTCGGCTGCCACGGCAACGAGTCGAACACGGCGTTACGGACAACCAGCTTCAACCCATTCTGTCGGTGGTCAGCAGGAGACTCATTAATCACCACACGCATACCCTCTCCAAACGACACCCGCATCTCAGGATCACCCCACAGATGCCTGTTCACAATCTCATTCTTGTCGATATGAAGAAGCTGAATGCGATAAGCATGCACACCCGTCACTTCACCGGCCCACTCACGGTTACGAGCACGCCAGTCAACGTTAGGGGTAATGTTCGCCCACCCAACCCAGATAGGCAGATTCTCCTGATTATGCAATCCATGCTCAGGGTCCCACTCATGCTCGACAGAATCAGGAGTCTGATACACACTGATCTTGCTATCCGTCAACAATTCCAAAGGATAATGCGCAAGAGTCACAAACAATGGATGGATATTAGGGTTGATCGACAGCGCCATTAGAAGTTCACCACCCAATCAACAGGCTCATACGACGGCATGATGACATCAAATGACAGGTTGTTCTCGTCGTCTTCCTTTGCCTGCTCCCGCAAAGTCTTCGCGCGCTTCACAATGGCGTCGAGCAGCTTAGCGCCATCCGTCTGCTTATCATCAGTCTTCAAGACGAGAAGCTGCAATGCCTTATCCATGCCGATAGCGTCGCACGCATCAGCAGCGGCCCGCTTCACATTTCCATTGTTAACAGCAAGGAAAGCAAGAATCTCGTCATCCGTAAACAAATAGCGAGGCTCATTGCGAAGATCACGCAAGTCTTCCAACTTACGCAAGTCAGGAATAAGAACCCTTACCTGGCCAATAGGAGAAGTGTAGTCAATCATAATCTAAGTATAACTGAACCCCCTACAGCAAAAGCCATAGGGGGTTCAATCGATCCGTCAGGAGTTCAGGCCCGTAGACCCGATAACGCCATCATAGCGAACGAGGCCCGCGCCCGCAATCTGACGAATACGAATCTCGATGTCATCGTTATCGAACGAACCCTCATACGGGTTGACATCGCCACCACCAAGCATCTGGCCGGTCTTGTTATGGATGCGAAGCTCAGGAGCCTCACGACCCATCATTCCGGTCTTGGCCAGGACAGTCTTGCCATTAGCACGACCACCCTTAGGCAGAAGCACCCACGCCTTCTCGCCACCGACAACCGAGATGAGGTCAGAGGAAAGAACCTCCAAGCCCTTCAGCGGGTTCGCCTTAATCTCAGTGCGCTTGCCGACCTGCGTACGAATCTCGTTGATGAGGGTGTAGTTCTTGGCGACCTCGGCCAGCGCCGGGTTGGTCACCAGCACGAAACCCTCGGGGACGTACGTGGAGTGGCCATCACGGATGGTCGCAAGAGCCTGGTAGCGTGCGGCCACAATGGCATCGAAGCTCAATGCCGCGTTCTTCACGCCACCGACACCGCCAGCACCGGTACCACCCGTGAACTCGTCCGGCACGGTCGTGAAGTCAGCCTTGGTCTTATTGGCGTCGTTGAACACGTCCCCACGAAGAGACTTCGTGACCGGATCGAAAAGCTGCAGTAGAACCAGCAGGTCCTCAGTACGCGCAGCAAGCGTCGCCGCATCCTTCGGGAAGCGACTAATCACGTTCCACTCGTCGTTGATGAACGACTCGAACGAGAACTGGATGCGGGCACCGTGTTTAGCGGTTGTAATGAACGCACCTTCTGCCTGGTAGCTCATCGTAGGGTACGGCGTCAGCTCAGGAACATGAGGCAGCGTGCCCGAGGGGTGCTTGTAGCCGCCATTGTCGATGGGAGCAGTCGTCGTGTCAGGCTTCAGCGACAGGAGCGAAGCAGCGCGGAAGTCCGTCAGCAGCTCCTTGGCGGCAATATCGCCCCACATCGAGTTGTAAGAGTCGTAATACTCTTGGAACTTAACATTCGCAGCCTTCACGAACATGGGCGCGAGCTGGTCCGACGTAATAGCTTCCTTCAGGCGTGCCTGCGCAAGGCGGCTGCCAGTGAGTGCCTCCGACAGGCAGACATTGAAGTCGTTCTGATCCTTAAAATGCATGTTAAAGCCTCCTATCAGGCGGTCTTCGCAGGTGCGAGAACGACCTGCAGCTTCTGATCGACAGAAGCGGACGACACTGGCTCCTTCAGCCAGCCGATAATGACATCCGCACCGGTCTTAACGGTCGTGATAGTAGGCTTGGTGCCAGCACCAGTCGCAGCCTTCACGTACACAGGATCACCACACTTAGCGTCTGCAGTGACCTTAGCAACCAGCTCGAACACGCCGCCAGTAACACGCACCGAGGCGTATCCGGGGCCGTTCAGCCCATAGGTCGGTGCCGTCAGGGTCTCACCAAGAGTCTTCTCGGGCTCAGCAGTCGTCGGGCGAACCTTCGTCTGAAGAATGCCCGCAATGCCATTGGCCTTGTTAATGACAACGACATCACCCGGCTCAAGGTGGGCCTGCGCAGCATCGACAGGCAGAGAGAGAGTATCCGAGTACTCAAAAATCTGATTGTCATTGACGACAGGGACTCGAATAGGCATAACCGCCACAGTGATCACCAACCAATCTTGTTGAACGTATTGACAGGCTTGTCGTCGACAGGCGTGGCCGTCGATGCAGTAGCCTCATGAAGGTAGTGTCGCTCAGCCTCAATAGCCTCATCGACAGCCTTGCCAGCCTTCATGGCCTCACGCACACGAGTGACAGCCAGCTCAGGCAGACCGGACTCGGCGATCTTCTTGCCCGCTTCGATAGCCGAATCAAAATCAAGAGATGGCTTTTCAGCTGGCTCCTCCGCCTTTGACTCCTGAATAGTAGACATAGTGGAATCAAGCTTAGAACCAAGTGCTTCAATAGCAGAAGCAAAAGCATCCTTCAGCTCATCGAACTTGGACGAAAGTTCCTTGTCCACAGTTCCCTCCTTAACGTAATTGTTAGTACGATTAGATTCTAGCAGATCAGTAATAACCCCACCTGCACCCGGAGTAGTCACAAAGTCAACTGAACGCACTCCAGCAATAGGCGGAACAATCCCATTCTCGCTAATAGGGTCAGCGCACCAGGCATTAATGGAAACACCGATATGCTCCCACTTATCCTTGATCAACTCATTGACACCTGAGAACACCTTACACACAGTGTAGAGTGCACCATCTTCCCCGACAGTGGCATCCTCCAAGAAGACACCAGCATAGTCACGAATAGAACGCTCAGGGCGCTCCCACTCTTCGCTTTCCGTCGGATGGTCAATGAACATCTCAGTGCCCGCCTTGAACAAAGGCGCAGACGCAGCCAGGTTCTCAGCAGTGTAAATACCACTCGAACCCTGACCTGGCGTGATAATGCGAATCCGATACTTCCCATCACCCAGAGAACTAGCCTCCGGTAGGAAAGACTCATGCAGCTTATGCATCAGTACTCCTATCCCTATTGTCGTTTGTACCATCCGACAGGGGGCCGACACCTGTCGCACGCCCGTCCTTGGTCTCGTCATCACTCTTCGTCGTTGTCGAGACCTCTTCATTACCCTCATCGGGAAGTTCAGGCAAATCTTCCAACGGCAAAGACCCTGCAATCTTCAACAATTGCAGCACACCAGAACGCATCTCAACCTGATGCAAAGCACCATTCTGATACGCAAGAGTCAAAGACTGAATACGACGATGCGTCTGATCATTATTGATCGACCCATACTCGATCTGCGCCTTAATGCCAAGAGCCTGCGCAACCTCATTAAGCATGTCGATATGCAACTGACGACGTAGCTCCAACGCCTTGAAGGTCGGGTCTTCCAGAGCAGTCTCAGCGCCCTGTCGGCCACCGGCAGAACCATCCGTCAACAGTACCGACAGAGGGATGTCGAGCGCAGCCGACACCATAGCTGCCAAAGGCGTGCCAGCAGAGAAATCGACACCAGCACCCGCCTTCGTAATCGCCTGAATGTCTTGGCCAGCACCAATCGAGGCAGTGCCACCAACACCCATGCCAGCCATGCGCGCAGTCACGGCCTTCTGCTGCTTGGCATTCACGGACTTCGCCTTGAAAGCCAGACGCGACAAGGACTTCTGCATCATGCGTGCAATTTCCAGATGCTCCTTATAAGCCTGGGCATAATTCAACGCACCCATCAGATCAGGCTTGCCATAATGTTCAGCACTCAACCGGTTCACTGTCGTATACACAGCAGTCAGGCGGCGATTCACCTTATAGTCCGACGCATTGATTGTCACGCCCGTTCGATCCCACAGCATGTACCACTGAGGGTCACCAGTAGACGCCGAATTAATGAGTAGTGCAACGACATCCCCGGTGATGTCATCAGTAGCAACACCACCAAGACGCATCAAAGGAATAGACATGACAGTCTTAGCTGCCTTATCGATCAAATAGATCACGCAACCATCCGTGTTGAACGCCTGCTCATCACGGACCCTCGCCTGCACGCTAAAGCACTGCTTCGCGTTCTCATCAATCACCTTACGCGCGGGCCTCGTCAAACCTTTGTAGACAACCGGGTCCCCCCACATATAGGCGTTGCGGACGACAAGCCCGCGTTTAACAATCGGATTCAGCGTGGCCAAGCGACGTGCGCGTGCTGAGTGATCCCGGATCACATCAAGAGTAATCAGGGAATCAGCACCTTCGACAGCAGACAAGGACAACCACCCAATGTCCTCCTGTCGAAGGCGGGCAAGGGACTCAGAATAAGCCCCCAAAGCCTCGGTAAGTTTCTGCTCGTACTTCATAAACCAAGCCTATCACGCAATAAAGTAAGCCAATTCGTCCTCAAACATAAAGTCTGTAAAGTCATCGGCATCCAACAAATCGTCCGGTGAAAAGTATTGTCCCTCGGAGTCACCTGCCATAATTGCGCCAATGTTTTGGTATGCATAAATAACAGCATCAAGAACGTCAGGGGACTTAATGCCACGCTTACGCATATTCTCTTTCGACTCAATGAGCAGCGCGGACCCACGGTACTCATATTTGATCGATGCAATCTCGTTATGCAGCTCGTCGTCGTCAGGAAGATACACCCTTCCATCAGCGACAGCCTTGGCAAACTGGTCGTACATGGCTGCACGGTAGTTGTACCACTTCGTGCTATCACCTGACTTCGCGTTACCGTGAATGCCGACGACGGAAATGGTTGGCGGAACGAAGTTGTAGATGCTGTCGAGCACTGATGCACCGACACCAATAGCGTCAATACGGATCTCGACAGCCCCCATCTCCACGGCCAGTTCGCCGACCTTGCGTGCAAGCTCAGGACCATTCAAGCCCTGATACCGGCCATGAATCCTGATGTAGCCGCCCTGGTTCGACACGATCACGGAACTGTCGGAACCGTACCGGGCCACATCGACACCAATCGTGATCGGCATGCCCTCATCCGGCTCGGAGGTGTCGTAGGCTTCCATGGACTGCATGACGCGCCCCATGTTGAACAGGCCATCGTCAGACACGTCAGGGAACTCGCCAAGGACACGTGCGACAAAGCGGGGGTCATCCTCGCCCCATTCCTTCTTACGCGCCTCAACCCAGTCAACCTGCACAAGACGAGTCGCGACTTCGACAGGCACGACTTCGCCCGTGAAGTTAGGCGTGTCGTATGCTCCGAACTGGATGATGTTCCACGAGCGTTCCTCTGGCTTCAGGCGCATCTCGCGCTTGTAGACCTCGGCCATGTAGCACGACGGGTCATTCGGGTTAGCAATGGCCAGGATGCGTGCAAACTTGTTCGTCGTGATGGCATCGGCTGCAGTGAAGATTTCCTTGGAGATGCCTCCGGCCTCGTCCATGATGACGAGGACGTACTGGTCGTGGACACCCTGAAAACCCGACTCGTCCTTATCGTCCGGCTTCATACCGAAAGCAATAGGGTCTTGGCGATCTCCCATCTTCCACGTCGCATCGGCGTTAACCTTGCCACCGATGCCAGCGTCAGCCTTGACACGAGGTATTTCTTTCCACAGGACGTTACGGACCTGTTTCCAGTTCGTCGCTGTGGTAACAACTGTCGTGTCATCGACAGGGTGGGTGTCTACCCACCAGTTGACAAGTGTAGCTGAGAGTCGGCTGTTATGGGTCGGCACCATGTGCTCACCAACGAGGTACATGTGACTCTCCGAGTCCACCTCAATACACTGGGTCGGCTCAGTCGGCACTGGCACGACATCGACAATGGTGCGAACAGTCTTGCGCGAAGACTGAGCGTCCTGTTCTGGCCGCTCAAGACTCTTCACAGAACCCAGTGTGAATGGGTCGAACGTAGGATTAAACACCATACGCCAGCGAGGGCCAACATCTTCACCATTCAGGTACGTTCGCTCCTTGGAGACAGAACAGCGCACACCAAGGGAACGAATCAGCTCGACAACTCCGAGTGCCAACTGCTCGTTCATGAGGTCAATGCCGACAGCAGTTCCAGTCTTTGTACCGGCGTTGAAACCATCAGTGTCCATGAGGCCGCGCAGAAGATCAATACGCTGCTCGATGGACGCACGCAGATACACCTGCGGAATGTGCTTGTTGTTCAGCACACCAAGCTCACGCAGCTTAGCCTTGTAACCTTGATGTGTAAAAGCAAGGCACTCAGCCGTATCTGAGTGATAAGAGTACTGACGAAGCTCAATGCCTTTTTCAGCAAAAATATCCCTGATATGCTGCTTTCGCTCACCAATAGTAATGCAGGGATTAGCCGAATAACCATCACCGAGCCACACACCAAGCACGTAAGGGTCAATCAACAGATCAGCTTCTTGTCCGACAATGGGCGCATTAATCGGAACGTAGTGGTTAGCCTGGTTCTGCTTGCCGTGTCGCAGCGACGACATGATCTCGCGCGTCTCACGGGTACGACCATAAGACCAGCCATTACGCCAGTCACCATCAATACGCTTACGCGCCTTCTTAGCCTCGTTGAAGTTAAGCGTCACCCATTCATGGGCCAAGGGGCAGATAACCTCGGCACCATCGTTGAACACCACCTTAACCAAGGGGATATTCCAAACAGGTGACTTAGCAACAACCTTCGTAGGCTTACCATTCTCATCAAGAACATAGTCACCAACGCGAAGTTCACCCATTGTCGTCCAGCCAGTAGGAGTAGGCAACGGCTCTGTGACACGCGTCGCCTTGCCTGCCCCGTTCCCTGTAACCACGAGGGTTTTTTGATATTGAACAACAGACTGTGAAACTTCACGCTGCTTAGACCACATGAACAAACCATGGTCCTCAGCCCACTTAGCAGGGTTGTTGCGCCATACTTCAAGACGCTGGGCGTCGGAGAACTTTTTGGCGACAGCACCAAAAGGTAGCATCAGTTACCCTCCATCTCGACAGTAGCTTCAAGCAACGCCGCAGGCTTATTCACAGCCTGAGAGAACCAGTCAGCCTTGTTCGTCTCCAGGGCGCGCTTCGCCTCAGTGGACAAATGAGGATACACAAGTGCCGTGTACTCTTCGAGCACCTGGTTGGTGAACGACAGCATGACTGCTACCTGCTTCTCCTCGATCACCCGAATCTCATGCGTCACGGTCTGTCGCTTCAGGTTGGCAACCTCAGAGATTTCACGCAAGACCGCAAGAAGCCCCTGAATGTTCGCACCCCAATTGCCCTTATCATCAGCAAGACCGAACATCTCAATCTGCGAGTAGGCCATGTCAACGAGTGCATCAAGGCGGTCAAGCTGCTTGATGCGCATGTTGCGAGGTGAGAGTTCCTGTCGGCTGTCATAATATGCCTGCTCGATAATGAACAGCTCGTCCGACGTAAAGCCCGTCGCCTCAATGATCTTGTTACGATCAGCGCCACGCTTCAGCAACGACAGGGCAGCATCTCGCCGCCCCTTCACTCCTGGGTCATCACTCGTCAAAAGCGTCCGAGATTCGCTCATTGAACTCACGAATAACCACCTCGATAGTCTTCTGGAACTTATGATCCAGGTATGCATACATGCCAGTCATGCCAACAATCAAGCCGACAAACACACCAATAAGAAATGACATTAATCCTCCTTAGGTACTGAAGGCAGGTCCTCTACCTTCGCACCGGCCTGAATAGCTGCGACACGCACCGCATAAGCATGCTCCTTCCACAGGAACGCTTGCGTGCGAAGATCAGCCTCGAGATCTTCGCGCGCCTCTTTAATCTCTTGGGCCTTCTTGTAGCGTTCGACACAGAGGTCAATGGCGACCTTACCGATAAACGTTGCAACAGAGCACAGTACTCCAACGATCGCAGTATTCAATGGTGCTCCTAGTTGTTGATGGCCGCCAAGTACTCATTGCGGGTCCTCATGTACTTCTCTTCAGCCTTTTCCAGTTCTGTCTTTGGCAAGACGCCGGGGCGATACGAGTAAGGCCATACCCGCAAAGCCCTAGCCAGGAAAAACAAGCCGATAATTACCGATAAGATAATAACATGCAAGGGCCACCTGACATGGGCCGTTGGCAGCAGCAACTCGTCAATCGAAATCAGCAGCATGCCAACAACCGCTAACAGCGCCGCAGGGCCCTCTAGCCACCAACTACCCCTCCACGCGGAAGGCGCACCAAGGATTCCCGACACCAGCATGAAGGCACCCGCCGTAATAACGACCAATGGTAGGCTTCCCATGCGCAAAAGGAACATGCCTCCAGCAATAGAGATAAGGCAGTAGATCACCACCATAACGGCCGTTACCGAGCGAGGCTCTTCCATCGTGCTAAATATACTTTTCATACCAATAGTATAAATGACCACCCCACTGAGTAATGTGGGGTGGTCATTTAAGATCACGGATGAACGACACTTGGCACCGACGCCATCAAGCCCGTAGCACCTCTAGCGAGGGCCGTATCAGCCTGTTGTCGAGTTGTAATGATATGCGCAATCAAAGGCTTGCCCGTCGCCTTGAGAGTGTCCCACACGCCCTGCTCAGCATTCCATTCCATGCCCAACACGTCAAAGAGCGACAGGTCCGCACCAGCAACCTCATTCGGGTACATCATGCACATGGACTTGTACCCCTTCGCCTTCGCACGACCAGCGACACCACCATTCACAAACTGCTTGATCAGCACCCGATCCTTTGCATTCGGGATGGTGTCGAGGTAGTCGAAGAGTGCCTGTTCCGACTCCATATCCCCCTGTGAACCAACCGGCTTACTAGACGTAACCTTATGGTCAATAGCCAGCACAATGTCACTACCGACCTTGTTGACAACATCAGTCAGGCGCATGAAGCCTCCGGATGCCTGCTGCAAGCCCGAGAGCACAGACCAGGGGGTGTTCCAAATCTGGTAGGCCGTACCCGGCACTGTACGGGTCGTCACCCAGTCGTGGATCAGCACGAACTCGCCGGTCGCGCACTGGCGCACCGACAGCTCCAAGGCCTTAAATCCGGCCTTCAATGACTCTGTGAGGCCCTTTTGAGTGAACTCCGGGTACTCGGTACCGCCAAGCCTGTGAGCCACGTAGAACGGCTTAGAAGCCAGGAAACGGTCAACTGCACTACCGACAGGTACAGGGGTAGGCTTCGACACCCTACGAGTGCCAGCCACCCACCTATCACCACCATGGGCACGTTCCCACATCGTGCCACGAACGTCACCACCAGTGCGACGTAGCCACAGATCAGGCACCAGGGATCACCACCTGAACACCAAGACCGTTCGTCGCCTGAGCGTTCGGGTATGTAAACACCGTGTCCGTGCCACCCTTACCCTGCGCAACCGCCACAGTCTGGAAGTTAGCGCCAGACTGAGCCGCGAACTCAACCATTTCCCAGCCCTCACTCAGTGTGATCTGGCTACGAGTCTCATCAGACGCTGTACGCTCGAACGCGTACGCCAGCACAAGACCCGAGCCTGTCGCCTTCGGGGCCGTGACCGTCGTGGTCTCCTGTGGTTCTTTCGTCCTATCCTTCGTGGCGCCTGCCGTAGGCGTGCCACCGCCGCGCACCGACAGGGCCACATAGCCTGCCTCGACAGCCTTGGCTGTCTTCAAGACGATAGCCTCACTCCACGGCCCGTAGGCGATAATGGACTGCTGGGTACCGACCCAGTATGGTTCGACAAGCACTGTCCAGCCTGCAGGCCACGTGAACACCTGATCCGACAGGGCCTTCACGTTGAGCGCGACAACAACCATGTCCCCGGCCTTGCCATCGACAGTGACCGTGCCTGTGTCGCCCGTGTACTGCCCGCCCACGTGAGCAATCAGTGTCGGCGTCGTTGCAGCGTGTTCAATAAGGAAGTAGTAGGAGCCGTCAGGCAGTGCCTCAGCTTCCACCTTGGAGGACACCACATGGATCTCAGGACGCGTCACGTTGACGTTAACGACAGGGGCAACCGGGTGAGGCACAACAGGTGTGTTACCCACCAAGGCACTCAGTGACACCTCCTGATCAACCGCGAGGCCGATCTCCTTCTCCACGATGACACCGCTCGGACCAGTGATACGCACGTCGTACGTGCCTGGTTCAAGGTCGATCGACACAGGCTGCATCGTGTTCTGTACAATGTAGCCGCCAACCAGGATGTCAGTGACAGGATTATTCGAGCCGACAGGGTTAGGCTTAGGCGTCACGTACAGGCTGATCATCACGTGATCACCCGCAGGTGTCTTAACGCTACCGACAATGCGAGGCATTGTTTAACTCCTTAAATAAATGTGAATAGTAGTGTGGCCCCGTCACCTAAGCGACAGGGCCACATCTTGTTAGTTGTTGTCGCCATCAACCGTTCCATAGGAAGGCGCCAAATAGGTACCACCCGTATGAACAGTCGCGACGAGCAGGCCAATCACGGACAGAATCTGCTGAGCAACCGTAGACCACTGCTCCCAGGACTCAGCAGTCCAGCCACCATAGGCAACACCAACCATGCCGATAGCAGCGAACAAGCCATAGAGTGCTTTGCGACGCTCCGGGGTGAGAATCAGCCACTTCGTGCGATCAGTAGTAAGAACGACATTCTTCATCTCAAGAAACCTCCTACTCAGATTCTACCAGCTTCACAATACCATCAGCGTCCTGTTCGACAACAACCCGGCCACGAAGAAGCTTGCCATCTTCACCGAAAATCGAGCAAGCACCATCAAGACGCGTCTGGCACAAGCCGACAGCCATCGCACCCGTATCAGTCAAGAAGTAATCGTCCCCCTCATACGACAGCCACCCAGTACGCATAGCACCATTAGCCTCAAGGAAGTACCACTTACCCTTAAGCTGCACCCAGCCGGTCTGCATCTCGCCCTTCGAGTTCAGGTAGAACCAGTGTTCGCCATCCTTCACCCAACCGGTCTCCATAGCACCATAACGCCCATCATGAACCGGGTGTAGGTAGTACCAGTTACCGTCGATGAACTGCCAGCCAACCTGAATCCAGCCCTTCTCATTGGCGTAGTACCACGAACCGGCGACAGGGAACCAGCCAGTCTCGAAGTTGCCACCAGGCAGTCGATACCACCAGCCGCCATCCTGCGACACCCAGCCCTCCTTGTTCAACAGCTCAAGGTCAAGGTCGTCGTAGTACTGCTGAGCCTTCTCAATGTAGTCGTTCGCATACATATCACGCAGCGAAGCCGGGCAAGCAGTCGAGTAGAAGTCACTATGGGGGAAGACGTTCACTCGCCACTGCGGACGGCCCAAGCCGTAACCTCGACACAAGGCAGCAGTGAGGTGCGCACCAGCATCCAGCGTCTCTTCACTAATGTCCCACCCGCCATCAGCACCAGTGGAGTTCGCGTGCTCAATACCAATCGACTTCTTGTTCACGCCCGGGCAATGCCACGCCGTGTCGGAGTCATGGACATACTGGCAAATATTGCCATCAACGTCCACATCATAATGCGCACTCGTACCATTCGAGCTGAATGCGCCATACACGCCACTAAAGCTCATCGCCTTACCAGCGTTATGGTGGACAACAACACGATCAAGAGCATTACCACCACGCCCCTCATCGAAGTTGTCAATCCACATATTCGTGTCGGCAACGAGGTCTTGCCAATTCATCTCTTCAACTCCCAATGTCCGAAGTCACTCAGTTCCGTTTCAATCATATCAGCAAAGAACTTCTCCCCCACCTCGGTCACATACGTCTGCCAGTGGTAGCTCGGGCGCTGACCGCCACGAGTGATAGCACGACGCAAGCCGAGCAGCCCTTCAGCCTTCGGTGTTGGCACATTAATACCGCCACGGCGCTTCAGATAACCCTCACGAGCCAGCAGCCTAATGACCTTAAAAGCCCCAATACTACCAATGCCCCTAGCAAACTCAAGCAGACTAAGCTCCATCACACACCATCCACATCAGTAAAGAAAGCAGCAAACGGATCATCACCCGGATCAGCGAACATGACATCAACAGGCGCAGGCTCAGTATCGACAGGGCGCAGAACATCCTTCGGACGACGCATCGACTTCAAAATAAGCGTCCAGTCAATAGGCAGGTGATCATTCAGCAGGATCATGTCCTTGATATTCAGACTGCCGCGGACCAGCTTATTGTAGAAATACCGATCCGAGGGTCCCCCAACCTTGCGCCCATCCTTGAATGCCGACAGGCCCGCGTCAACGAATTGCGCAAGCACAAGCGCTCGAAAATCATCAAGACGAGCCTCGACATCAGCCGGGTAATCCATCTTCTTGCGCGATGCGCGCGCATTCGCCATCCGCGCACGCGCAGCTTCCAGCTTCACAGGGTTCTCGATTTTACTCACTTGCCAGCCTCCTTCTTGATCAAATCAGGACGAAACCCCGACCAATGCTTCACGATAGCCCCCTTGGCATCCTTCACAACAACGACAGGGGCCTGACTGTACCCGAGGCTCTGAATGAACGACAGAGCCTCAGACACGTCCACACTCTCGTGCGGGACACCCAGCCCATTCAGCTTGCGGTACGTAGCCACACACTGAGGGCAACGAGGCTTAGAGTAAACAGTAATACTCAACTTCTTCTCACTTTCCAGTCGAACCAAAGCCGCCCTTACCACGTTCTTTCGTGGACAAGGCAGGCTCAGCGTACAATCCAGACAGGTTTTCTAGTCGCAGGACCACGATCTGCGCAATGCGCTCGTGCTCTTCGAGAACAACAGAGCTGTCGGTCAGGTTATGCAGTGGCACAAGAACCTCACCCTCATACCCGGAGTCGATCACACCGACACTATTGGCGAGGATCAGGCCCTTCTTGTGCAGCGACGAGCGGGCAAAGACAAGGCCGACAGCCTCTCTGGGGATGTCGAACATTTGCGGCGTGTAGCCCGTCTTCACCATGATGGTCTCATGAGGGCAAATGATGTATGGGATCGATACCTCCAAGTCCGCCCCCGCGTCGCCGTCATGCTGCCTGTAAGGTCGCATTTCTTTCTCCTTCCTCTTTGTTGGTAATAATGTGAGGGCCCGTCATATATTCGACAGGCCCTCAGTGTCCGTGTCGTTGTAGTCGAAGTTTCATGTTGTCTCTCCTTTCATTGTGGTGGTCCCCTTGATGAGAGTCGAACTCATACTCCTTACTGGAACCCGGGTTTGAGCCGAGCGCGTCTGCCTGTTCCGCCACAAGGGGTGGTGCCCCTCAACATTCACCGTCCCTTGCTTCCAAGGAGTTGAGGGGCTATTCAGTTATGTGTTCAGCCTAGCACTAGTACAAACACTATGCTTCGTGACCTGGGCCAATCAACACATTGACGTAATCCTGTTCCTGGATCAAGGCAAGAAGCACGTCAGCATCATGCAGGATACCTTCAGCCTCAAAGCGGTTAACCGTCACCCAATGCTGGTCAGTCACCTTCAAGAATGCACCGTGCTTCTCAGTGACAACGACACTGCCCTTGGGCGTAAGGTCATTGAAGTGCTCACAACTCAGGATAGTTGCGGCTTCTCGCTTGCCGACACCCCCTACATACAGGATCTTCACCTTATCAAGGCCCATTGTGTGAAGCTTCTTGTAGCCGGTTCGCACCTCATAAAAGGTGTCAATGTATTCCTGGTTATTCATTACTTTTCTCCTTCCAATAGCTATCCCAATAGCCGAAGAGACAGCATGAGTGCACCAGCTTACGGTTCATTCTCTTTTGCAAGATATTCGACAACAGTCATTGCATGGCAATACTCATGAGTTGCATACGCAGCATAAGCGTCAGCCTCATCTTTGGTTTCAAAAAGACCAATGATGCCAGGGTCATCACAGTCCAAGTCCCATACAGCGTACAGTGTATCCAACAATACAATTCTCCTTCAGGTTGTATTCGACAATGTAAGGCTCAAACTTCTGATCATTCAGCCTCTTTAAGCGACACTCAGCAGCATCATGATTGCGAAACTAATAACAGCAGTTCCGATGATAATGCCTGCCACCATACTATGCTCGACGTCTTTCAATTGTCACCAACTCATGAATGGAGTCCACAGTAACCTCTAGAACCATCATATATGGTGCCTCTTTCAAGGGCACCCCAACCTCGACAGTAAAGGCTTCAGAGTCATCCCACGCTGTCTCCAAGTCATAGCGGACAAACGCTTGCTCGTGCTCAGTGAACAGGCTGAGGACATCATTAATGCAGATCACGCGCATTCACCTCCTGCATCGAACGCCATGTAATCCTTCGACAGGCCAGCATCACTATTCTCCTTTTTCATGCCATCAATCAGTCCAAGAATCCCCGAGGGGGGGGGGCAGTAAGCCCCTCAAAGAAACCAAGGATATAGTCTTCCTCAGCTCTTCACATTCGCCTTCGACACCGCACACATCCTTCAGTAGTGCATGAGCATCGACAAATGCAGCGCGGCGGATAACCTCAGCAGCCAGTTCGATAGTGTTCTTCATCAGATAATCCCATAGTGGACGACACGCACGAACACCATGAGTCGAACTCCTCGTGGGTGTACGTATGACCTTCTCATTATGGCCACCATTATCAATGACGCGCATTGCTTCCCAGCTGCCGACAGTACCTGGCTCGATGTCCATCATGATTCATCGACACTCAAACTGCGTGCTGGTAAGGTCGGATGTGTTGGTGGCTTCCTCAAGGTTTTTGACGAATGCCTTGTTGTTCTCCTTATCCGTGTTGGTGCCCAAGGGGTCAAACAGGATCACGGGCAGGTTGTTAGGGTCTTTGCGCATCCGGCCTGCGAACTGTTCGTGGCTAAGGTAGCGGCCTGTCTTGGCGTGTATCCACTGGTGAGGGCCCTTTGTGGCATCGACAAGCACGAAGATGTGGTTCCTGATGCGTACGACAGTGCCGGGGACCATGTTGTATGCGCTGATCCTTTGTGGGTTGTTGTCGGGTGTTGGGGTTTTGGCGATGAACTCGCTGGGTTGTAGGTCGTGGACCATGTTTTCTCCTTTCGTTGTTGATACTCATATCTTAGCAGCCAATCATTGAGTATGCAACGTGACTTGACCCATAGAAAGGTGGGTAGCCACATAGAAAGGTGGGTATGACACCCCCGCCCCTCCCCTTCCTCATATAGCATGTGATTTTCTATTTGTCAAGTCGAGGGGCCCCCAAATCCTCTCCTATGCTCCTATATCATGTTTTCCTGAATTTGTCAAATTATGCGCCCCGGGTCAAATGTGTAAAGACAATCCTGTCACCCTGTCAACCCACACCCCCCTCCAACTCGCGTGACTTGCATCATATGACCCCAGTCACAAATCAATGCTGCGTGACTTGCATCATGTGATGCATTTCATACTGCGTAACCTACATCACATGATCTGCATCACACTTTTCATGCTGCGTGACCTCCCTCACGTACACCTGCGTGACTTACATCATGTGATCCCCATCACCTACGTGACCTATCCCATATGATCTACGCCACGTTGATGACCTAGGTCACATAAATGAGGATTACTTGGAAATTATACCGTGGTTAATTCGTGACCTCAGCGTTATCTTTTGGAACCCTTCGTGACCCACGACCTAGGACTAAAGACCTGCTTCGTTATTCGCATCACATGATCTGGATCACACTCCGTGACCTGTATCATGTGATAGACACCACAAGCACAAACCCCCGTTTTTACCCAAGTCTTTTTCCTGCGTGACTAAACACACGAAGCACAAGTAAAGTCGTGATTACCTTCGTATCAACTTGCACGAACTGACATGATCTAATCGTCAAAGTGCCAGGAGAAAAAATCCTCGCGAAAACCCCCTTTTCGCTGATTATTCCTAGATTTTTTTATTGAAATACAATCAGCAAATTATTACCTACAGAGAATAGTTATAAAACATAGTTGTAATAAGCATGTTCTATATACAAGATGTTCTAAGAAAGAAAATATTCTTAATACTATAGATAATATTATTACTAATTAATAAAGTTATAACGCCCCTAAAGATGTTGCACTTCTATCTTCTCAAGTGGTCAGTTTTCGACCATCGCAAAAAAACGCCCTAAACGCCCTCTCACGCCTTTTCAGACCCCTACCTAGGCCATGACACTACCCCCACCCTAAAACTCGCTCAGATCGCCTTCTAGACCCCTTAACGGCGGTCCTACCCCCACACCTCGCCCTCCCGATCCGAAATCCGTCACGCCATGTACACGCGTATAACACAACCAATCAAAAAACACAAAAGCGTTCCGTATTGTGAGATGTCAAGTGACAGCATGCCTCAAGCTTAAAGTGTTATCTCTTTCACTGCTAAAAACCCTTGACATTCTCTTTTCAAGGGTATAAACTACCAGGGTCACCGCCCTCAGTATGTGTAGAACACACACACAGCACGACGAAGACTTTGAGGGGGTGTCGAATATAAGGGCATGGCCCGCACACCGCACAACAGGCATGCTTATAGGCCGCCTAACACGGGTTAGCATGGCTTCAGGAACCAGACCAGCGAAGACTTTGAGCAAGGGGGCTGTCGAATATAAGCGCGTGAGCGCACCGGCACAAGCGAAGCAAGGGCCCGCACCTCAAGCCACTGTCGATAGCGCATAAGCCCTCGGCTCACACGCTCCTTTGCCCCGCATGAGCATTGAAGCTATCAGCGCCCTGTGCCCACACCTCGGCTATATGTGTACATGCCGATAGCGAGGCAGCCCCTGTCGAAGGCCATACGGGGCGCCCTCGGCTCACATGCACACAAGCCCGTGTCGTCCCCTTATGGCTGGGTCGTTGCCCTGTGAGGCCCCCTTGGTGTGTGTATGCCCCTTACTACGGCCCCGGGTGTGCGTGTGTCGTTGCTCCTCCTTACGGCCCCGGCTGTGTCTTCCTCAGGGCTGTGCCCCTGTGTCGTCGTTGCCCCTGTCGAAGGCGCTAGCAAGCCACACCAATGATGTGACGCAGGTCACGCATACTTGAGTTGACACTCTGACAGACGCTGCGCTAAGCTTAAGTCATCGGCAAGGGAAACAAGCCAAAAACCGCCGCGAGGCGGGCAAGCCCTTTGATCCGAACGATCTTGACTGTAAACTCAATGACGTGGAAGGCGACGGCTTGCACCGTCGCGACGGGGTTGGCACCCCTGTCGAAGGCTTCCACAGGCCAGATGCCAGCGCACAGGGTAGCCGCCCACCGCGCTGCATACTCAGAGCCGCGCCCCTGTCGTTCGCAACGACGTGGCGGGTGAAGGCAGGTTCGATTCCTGCCCGGCTCACGATGTGACACACGTCACGAAGCTTCCAGTTGACAGAGTGACAGCCTACGCGATAGGCTGTAGCCACAAGGTCAAACACCACACCGAAAGGTAACCACGATGACACACCTCATCACCCTCACCGACACCTGCACCCGCATGCCGCAGCTCACCCGCACCACAGGCGACTACGACAGCTTCAAGGAATGGTTCGCACTCGTACCCGGCTTCAACGCCTACGACGCAGCCAAGTGGGCTCAGCGCGTTTGCCGAGGCCTGAACGGCGACCGACAGGCACTGAGCCAGCTCGAAGACGCAGGGTTCGCCCTCACCGTCTACTGACCACCAACCAACGCCCGGCCCTGATCACAACCCACGCGGGGCCGGGCACCCCAAGGAAACCAGCAATGAACATCGCCGCCCTCGCACTCACCGCCCTACTCGCCACAGCACCTGTCGCCGCCACCGAAACCAACAATGACGGACTCACCGTCGAATACGTCCCCCTTGACCAGGTGCCCGACTGGTATACGACAGTCCCCTACATGCAGACCGGGGTATGCCTGATCACTGAGCAAGACATCACCTGTGCCACCGACACACAGTGGAAACGCGTCACCCTCCACGACAGGTACACGCGGGCACTGTACAAGTTCATCCGAAAGGAACCGACAATGAACCAGCTGACCACCCTCACCGACGTGTACGCCGAAATTAAGGCAGCTCTTGGCGAGCACGCCGACGATTTCAATATTGAAGGCATCGCCAACGACGCCTACATCTTCAACCCCACAACCAAGATATTCGAACCCTCCCCCACAACCCCGTTCTGGGCAGCTGTCGAAGCCAACGCGAACACGCGAGGAAACTAACATGCAAAACACGACGAGTGCGCACATCACCCGATGGACTGAGCACAAGACACCGGCAGGTCACTGGTCCGCCACGCACCACGACGAAGAGACCGAGGACTTCGCGCCTCACGAGCTGTCGAACTTCCTTAATACGAGGTTCCCTGGTGAGAGGCGACGCATGAGCTACTTCAAGCAGGGCTACCTTCCGCACCGGATCACCATACCAAGCCCAGACAAGCAGACACGTCACGTGTACACGATTGAGTACTATGACGGCGAATAGTCTCCAACAAGACATCCCCGCATCAATGGCGACAAAGCCGGGTTCAATCCCCGGGCGGGGAACGAAGCACCCTCAACAGGTGAGGGCGCTCAACCCAATACCGAAAGGTAAAATCATGTCGAAGACCTACAAGACCGATCCCTGGGACGTGAAGGAAGCGCGCGGTGTCGCGTGGCACCCCCGTGAGTTCCGCAGGGAGCACTCCCTGTACACCCGTCACACCCGGGACCTGAGCAAGCGTATCCGTGCTCGCGAGCGCCGGGAGATGCAGCGGATTACCCACGACCTTGAAGCGTGGGAGTCCTACTACCCGACCGGGGCAACGCTCCGTGAGTTCGAGACCGCTACGAACAAGGATGGGTGGCAGTACTGAAGAGCAACGGCCCCGGCTACTGCTGGGAGTCAATCACCAATCCCCTTTGATATGGCGAGATGCACCACCCATCAAGTGGGACATATGGGAAGCACACGCTGCCCGCATGCACGACAGGCGGGGGCGTGATCATGCCCTGAGAAGGGTATCCCGGCCCTGTCGGTAGGTAAATGTGGGTTCGACTCCCACGCCGGGAACGACAATCAGCGCCAACAGAAAGGAACACCAATGTCTACTACAGCCCTATCCGACAGCGCCGCACCTCATGAGCGGATCGTTGGTTGTCAGGAGGTGAGCCTGTGATGAATGACTACCTGAAGACAATCCTCAAAGCCCAGTCCCTCATCAAGCAGCTTCTGAATGACCCCACATTCGGCAAGTTCACGCTCGGGGACATTACGATTAGCAAGCCAGAAGACCTGGGAAAAAACTTTCGGCTCGGTACCCTCATTATGGTCGGTGTTTCGGAGTGGTTCCTCACCACTAATTCATACGGCCATGTCTGGCAGAACTATTCACAGGGTGTCGTCTTAGACAGTGAAGGCATGTACCTCCTTATACTGAAAACCATTGAGGAAGAAAGGGCCGTAGAGCTTCTACACAAAGGAGTGTGACATGACATCTCTGGATGCTTACAAGCGCAAGCTTGACTATCTTCGAGAGACTGCCGAGTTTCTTAAGGATGCCGACAAGGTGAGACTCAAGAGACCTCAAGGGACTTTCATCCCAATCCGAAAACCATCAGACCTACTTCTGGCGCCGGGGACTGTCATAGCCTGTTACTCCTCGGTAAGGGTGTTCATGCTTCGTGAAGACGGTCTTTGGTATAGCGACTGTGTTCACAGCCGTAATGGTGGCGTCTACACATGTGATGAGCTGTTCACATGCCTGAAAGGCTCATCGCATCCCTTTGAGATTATCCACGGATAATCTCATCCCTGTCCTCGTTTGGGAGGCTCGCTAGGTTCGATTCCTAGGCAGGGAGCGACAGAAAAACCAACCAAGACCGAAAGGTAAAACAATGCTGTCAACAATCTACGCACAGAAAATCCTTGGTGGCCATCCATCAACTGCATTCGTTGCGAGCGTGCTAAACGGCCCTGTCGATATTTGGGATCAGACCTGCACAGCTATTAACGGGTGGTGTGACAACGAAGCTGTCTACAAGGCATGGGATGCTATGGGGCGTCCCGATATGGAGGAATTCATGCCACCTAACTATGACCTTGTCGTTGATCCCGATATGCGCAGGGGCATCATTGCAGAGGCGCGTATTAGTGCCATTGCAATGGTCATTGAAGATCAGTTGTACAGTCTGATCATTGGCATGCTGTTCAGTGGGAAGCTTAAGGTTGTACCCGCTGCCCTTGTCGAAGGCCCTCACGGTGTCGGCTGGGTTGAAGGCGGAATTCCTGGGATCATTGAATGCGACTGCTACGTCATGCAAGGTGATGAGGAATGATCCCTAGTTGGCCTCCGGAGCCTCATTACGGACATGCATGGAAGAATCTGAAAGCATACATTTATGAACTGATGGGAGAGGAAGAAGACAATGCCTGATTGGTACGGGATTGAGGGTATCAAGTTTGAATGGCTTGGGCAACAGGATGCATTGCTGCATTACAAGGGCCATAGTTTCAATGCTAACGACTTACAGGACGGTTTGTGGGAGGTTTATCAGGAAGAAATAGAAAATGGGCTTTCTTCCATTGAGTGGGAAGAGTTCGTCATTGCCAATGCCATCGGCTATTTGGAAGACCTTATCTATTCGGGAGGAGAATACTAACATGACTACCATCTGGGATATTGCTGGCTTTACTAGTTGCATTGCCATGCTTGGTTTGGGTATTGCACTACTAGTAACAGCCAAGAAAGATGTAGCTGCTAACATCCTTGGCATTGTCTCTGTGATCCTCGGAACAGCGTGGGGATTCGTCTTCCTCGGTATGCTGATGGGTTGGTGACTAGCATGTGGGAAGAATTGCTGAACATCATTAGCGACAAGGCTTACCCGCTTGAATCTATGCAGGAACATCTCGTCGGGTACATTAATGATGCGACAGGTTGGGACCTGACAGTTATCAACCCGTGGTTTGTTGAACGAGGGTATGAGTTCGTTGGCTACTTAGACCTGTTCAGCGAGAACGAACCGTCAGGCATCTTCGTTGCTGTCGAAGGTCTCGTATGGCGGTCCAACACCAACACAGCCGACAACCAACTGTACTGGTATTTCGAGACCGAAGCGAGCGAAGGTGTGAACCTCGATGACATGTGTTTCCTACATGGCTGGGCGCACCAGTTCATCTGGGACTCAGAAGATAAGAAATGCTACATCGTGAACATTGCTGAATGAAAGGAACAAGAATGTACGGAAAGATTGACCCTGAACTGCTTGTCGATTGGGAGCTGCGAAAGTCATATAGCCCTGAAGAGCTTGGGATTGAACCAGACTTATGGGATTACGTCAAGAAAGATGGTTCCCTCATGACTCTCGAAAGCCTTGAGGATGCTTGCGTGCAGGTGTTCGACAAAGCGAATAAGCCTAGTCTCATCTTTGGGAAGGTCTACACTGCGAGTCAGGTTGCACGCGAAGTCGCGTGGGACGATTGGAGCGACTATGTGAAGGATACACTGTCGACTATGTGTGTCGAGGGCGTTATCCGTCGGATTAACTGAAAGGAAATCAGGCAAATGAAACGTCTTGGTATTAGCAATGAAACACTCAGAAAGCTTGCACTCATTGGCGTTGTCGGTGCTTACAGTGAGAAAAATCGTATCTATTTCCTACTCAAAAACAACCAAGTTATTGAGTTTAGGAACAACGGAAAAACTAATAAGGATCACACCATTAATCAACAAAATGCGTGGCTATATGGTGGCAACCCCTGGTTTGACGGTAGAATTGACGATTACGATTTTTATCATGATTACTCTTTCGCCGATAAAACATCTGTGAGGCACTTGCTTATCAAACTTCACATTGGTGATTACACCTATTCCCTCATTTCAGAATTGGGATGGAAGTCTGCAAGCCTCGGACTCACGGCCCATCTAGAGGTATTCCATTGGGATAGTCTGGAAGAATGCTTTGGTGACACACATCAAAACATTGAATGGATGAACAAAGACAACCCTAGTACTCTGTGGTAAGGCAACAGAAGGAGAAAAACAATGAACATTGAAACACTCGTTACACGTATCGTCAAGCTCAATACTGAGATTGCTGAGCTAACCGAGGCCCGTGACAACCTGAAGCGGGAACTGTGCGCAGCCTTCCAACCCGGCGACAAGATCGCAGTAGGCGACACGTCCGTGTCGTTCATGGTGCGACGCACAGTTAACCCGGCGGCGGTTGAGAAGATGGCAGCTTTCAAGAAGCTGCCTAAGGCAGTGCGGGAGGCTTGCTACGACAAGCCGAAGTTGAACACGCGTAAGCTTGCAAGTCTGGGTCTGATTGACCTGGAACCTGTCACCAATGTGTCGGAGGTCTACGTGACGTTCCGATGAAATGGAAGGTATACGGCGCGGGCGGGGGTTACACCCTTGAACAGGTGGAAGCCACTGCTCGTGCCCTGGAAGACAGTGAGCTTGTTGAATATTCGACTCAGTGGCTTGAGTCTGTTCGACAGATGAGAGCGGCTGAAATTATTCACAAAACACTGGGAACAGGGCAAGAAATCGAATTGCCTAACGGCATCAGCATCTATATTGAGGAGAAAGCGCAATGCTAAAGGATTGGGTAGAAGGATCTACCATTGAACTGGAAGAATTTAAGGAAGACATCTTCTACGAGCATCACTATGATTGTGATGACCCTGACTGGGAGACCGTACACGACGACTGGATTCGTGGGCTTGGCTTCCATCAGTGGTGGAACGAGATGCTTCCTTCCCTTGGTTATGAAGAGTACACAGGCCAGGATGGCAGGTTCCTGTGGGTGAAGGATTGGGCAACCCTCGTTGTCATCCCCGGCGTGCACGAACTACCTGCATGTGACATCAAGGCAATATTCAATGAGGATAGCCTTGAAGAAATTGAATACGGAGAAGGTGTCGTTAAGGATCGCATCTTCTATGCAGAAAATATTGCAACAGAAAGGAACTGACATGTCTCTAGATGAAATCACTACAAAGTACCAGCAGGTTTGTGTCAAGGCTGTCGAAGCTGCTATCCGACAGGTGGCTGCAAAGCATGACATTAACGAGCTTGTTGACCAGGAATTCTACGTAGCAACCTACCTGTATGATGGGACTGACCTGACTATTTGTGCTGAGGTTGGGCGTGACGGGTATTGGGGCATTGAACGCCCTGAGACGGATGTGTCGGCCATCAATGAGGATCTGCAGATTGCCTTGGATAAGCTCGGACTAGATGTCATCCTTAATGCCATGCTCACACAAGATATGGAATCCACTGGACAGGTTGTTTTCTGGGAGCTGGGCTAATGAACAATGATTGGCCTAAGTACCAGATGTACGATGGAGATGGGAGCATTCCTTACCAGGGACAAGACTCGGGGTTCATTTGGGTAGAAGAGAACGGGGTCATCATGTGCGACCCCAAATACACGCTCATTGACTTTGAGACAGAGTATGAGCTTACTGAAGACGAAGTGAAGTCACTAGAATATGCAGAAGGCATTGTCAAGGATGGTGTCTTTTATGTGGCCTCAGCAAGAATTGAAGGAGAATACTACAGTGCAGACTGATTACTCGGAGATTTGTTAAATGACATTCACCCCCCGCCTCTACCAGTCCCGAGTATTGGAAGGGCTAGCAAACTCTAAGACGCCTTTCACGGGACTGGTAGGCGCTGGCCTCGGAACAGGCAAGACCGCTGTGTCGGTGTGGAATGCCATGAACGCATTCGGGGATACAACCAAGGATCAAATCATCCTCGTGGTTGCCCCTGTCCGCACTGAATCAGGATGGCGCAAGCACTGGAAAATGCTCGCAGGTCTCGACATGGTCACCCTGTCGGGGAAGAAAACTAAGGCTGCCCTGAGAGTATGGGACAACCTTGAAGCCCGACAGCCCGGCGTCTACTTTATTACCTGGGAGCTAATGCGCTCACGTAACAAGGAAAGGCGCTGGGACGGCAGGGCTAAGAAGATGGTCTACAAAGCCATGAGCAAGCCATTCTACGGTGCCCGGTTCGGCATGCTCATTGCCGACGAATGGCACCGCGCGTGCAACCATTCTTCCCTGAACTTCGCTGTCGCACGCAATATTCAAGCCAAATACCGGCTCGCCTTGAGTGCGACACCGGCAGGGAATAAGCCCTGCAACATCTGGGCGGCCCTCAAGTTCCTATGGCCTAACCACTATGGTGGCTACTGGGACTTCTGTGCCAGGTTTTTCACGGAAGAGTTCAATGCCTTTAGCTCTTTCGGGAAGACTTATACGAGCGAGAAGCATCCGGGCATGGTGCGCCGTGGTGCGCCATCGTACCATGAGGTGTCTCAGGCTGAGGCAAACCCGGAGCTACCCGGCGTGATTATTCACCGTGTCGAAGTGGAATTGTCTCGCACGCAACGCAAGCTGTACAACGACCTGGAAGAAAAGGCGTTGACATTCCTGGGAGATAAACCACTTGCGTTGAGTATTCCCATGGAGCTTGACCTGAGGCTTCGACAGATGACACTGGGAGTGCCCTCATTTAACGAGGACGGGACTGTCGATTACCACGAGGATTGTAAGTCCTCAAAGCTAGACGCGATGATGGATGTCATTGCTGATCTTCCTGAGGATGAACCTGTCGTTGTGTGGGTACACTCCCAGAAGTTCATCAAGGCAGTGTTGCACCGTCTGCGCAAGGCTGGTATCTCGTGCATTGAGGTGTCTGGTAAGTCCCGTGGTGACTTCCACACCATGATTGACGGGACAGTCCGTGCCATTGTCGCTCAGCATGAGGCTATGAGTGAGGGTGTTGATGGACTCCAAGACGTGTGTCATACGGAATTTTGGCTGAGTCAGTCAAACAGCTTGGTCATTAATGAACAGGCGACGGGACGACTTAATCGACAGGGCCAAAAGACTGCTGTCAACCGCTTCCTGATTCAAGCTATCAACACGGTGGATGATCGTGTGCTAGGCCGCTTGCAGGAACGGTTTGACAGACTGAAGGCCAGCGGCCTAATCTAGGAAAGAAACAATAACCGAAAGGAAACTACTATGCATGATCGCAAACAATACTCATTTATGGTGGCTGTCTCATGCGCCATCATGATTATTCCCGCCCTCTGGTTCCCGTCATGGGGCATGTACCTTGTGGTTGCTAGCATCCTCTGTCTTGCAGCCCTGCCAGTGCTCTGTGTTCTGTTCGTCCTCGTTTGGGTGCTCACTCGCTTTATGGTGAAGGGAGAAAACTGATGCAGATTATTGAAGTAAACCACAAGACAGTGGCCAACCTTCTGAAGAAGAGTGTGGAAGAGTTCTGGCTAGACGACGACAAGGATGCATATATTAAGTTCACTGATGGCAGTGTCGTCTGCATTCATGTGCTTGATTACAAGTGGGAGACCTATGTGGTATTGGATGGTCGGAAAGAAACTGAAGCCACTAACAATGGGACCTTATTCAGCGACAGCCAGGAAGTTCACCTATGGTACACCGCACAGGGGGATGAATCACTATTCACATCACGGACAGTGTCAATCGGCTTTGACGCTGTTAGGTACTACATTAGTGACAGGGTCGATTACCTAAGCCGACAGTATGTCCCGATTGTTGAATTTCATTACTATGAAGTAGGAGAAACATGGCAGTAAACATCAAGGAAATCTATAGCCCCATCCTTGGCTACGGTTGGGAGGATTTGCCGACTGACTACATCAAGCGGAAATATCTTCCTGTCGAAGATGGCATTGTCACCACTCCGAGTGGGGCAAAACTTGGGACAGCTTTCCTAGCAAACGGAGAGCTTCGTCTGATCAACCCATCTGCCACAGTGTGTGCACAGTGGTGGACGAGTGACAACGAGATGGCTGTCGTTGATCCTTTCAGTAACCGGGTTTTCACTGTGCCAACACTAACTGACCTGAAGTGTAACGCACGAGAGCTGGTGTCGAAGAATATTGACCTCGACGCCGCAAAGCCTCTTGACTTGTCACTCATGTGGGTGGATCATGACCGAAACGAGGTAGGGTTCTACAGGGGAGACTTCCCTGAGAACATTTGTCCCTACTCGGCACGGCTGAGTGGAATGAGTCTGCTTGCGCTTAAGGAGGATGAAGACGGCAACATGGTCGTTCTGAAGACTTCTGCACTTGCAAGGCTCATGAGGTATTTGAGTGGCAACACTCTCGCATTCCTTGATTACAAGTGGTCGCGAGTCCCGAAGATCATTGACACTCGTCTGGGAGTCACCGACTTCGGATACAAGGTTCTCGGATGGGCAGCTGCTATGTCACTGGAGCATAAGGAGATTCTTTCCAAGTGAGAGAGCTGGGAATCAAGGCAGCACGGGACGAGGCTAAGAAGTCCCGCTGCGACCGTGCGCATGTCGGGTGTGTGATCGTTGATCGTGCGACCGGTCAGGTGGTGTCGAGTGCTTTTAACGAGACGCCACCTGGCCTTGAGCCGTGCGACACAGGGGGTCACCGCATTGTCGATGGCCACTGCGTCAACACTGTGCACGCGGAACGGGGTGCCATCCGGAAGATGGCAGAACATGGGAGTGAATACACTCTCTATGTGACTCACTATCCTTGTCGTGGGTGCGCACACCTCATCTCATCTTGTCCTGAGATCGTGGAGGTGGTCTACCTCGGGGACTACAACAACTCTAGCGAGGCAACTGCTCTCCTCATGTGCCTATCGAAGGGAGTTCATCATGTCGAAGAATAAGCTGGTTATCCAGGTTCCACCTGGATTCATGTTTACTTCTGTCGAACAGGACAAAATTCGTAAGACAAGGTGGGAGGTTAAGACTGGCTCGGATCAGATCGTGCGCCACACTTCGTGTGTCCCGTTGTTTGGGACCCGGGAGTTGTGGAAGGTCATTAAGGAAGGCGACTTTCTGGTTTTCATTGAGTCGCCTCTAGATGACCTGCATCAATTTGCATGGAATCTATACGTCATGAAGGAAGAGCAGTACAAGGAATGGACATCCCATGAGTGACATCTACGATCAGCTGATTCGGGAACTGTCGAAGCCCTCGCCGCGTGACAGGCAACGTAAGGTAGGGCCGTCTGAGTTGGGAGACCTCTGTGAGCGCTGTCTTGCAGAGAAGCTGCTTGGCATCCACGAGGATGAGAACAACCACCCCCTCGCGCCGATGCTAGGCACGGCCTTCCACCTCTACCTAGAGAATGTCATTGGCCTAAAGGGTTACCTCAAGGAGACTAAGGTAACTGTCGGCGCCATCGACGGGTACGGAGACATCTCTGGTACCTGTGATGGCTTCGACACAGCGACAGGGCATGTCGTTGACTACAAAGTGTTGTCGAAGAAGAAGATCAAAGCCTTCTCGTCAGCAACCTTCTTCAACGAGCAGCAAGAGCCAGAGTTCTACTCGGACTCTCGCACTGAGCTTCAGCTCAAGAAGTACTACTATCAAATGATGCTGTACGGGTTGGGCATGGAGAACGCTGGTTACGAGGTGAACTACTGCTCGCTTGTCCTCTTCCCGAGGGACTGCAGCATCGAGAGTGTCCTGCAAGCCAGTCATGAGCTATGCTTCAAGTACGACAGGGCAGCAGCTCTTGCCGTCCTCGAACGAGCCAACCAAATCTTCCAGTGGGCCTGTGAAAATTGGGACACCATTGGACAGCTTGACAGCCATCCCGGCTGTTACTACTGCGCTTTCAAGCGGTAGAGAAGAAAGGAGAACACATGGGAAAGTTTGATAGCTTCCTGACAGGCCTCAACATTGAGGTTTCAGACCCCCGCAGGGATATTCCTAAGCTGAAGATTCTACTCTATGGGCCTTCAGGTACGGGGAAGACTTCGCTTGCTTCGACAGCCAGTACTGTCGAAGAGCTTAGTCCCGTCCTGTACGTTGACTTGGAGCGGGGCACTGCGCCCGCTGCTAAATATGGCGACTTGGACAACATGCTCGTTGTGCAGCCCGCGACATACAAGGAGTTCGCAGACCTGCTCGTCAAGATCAGTGAGGCCAAGGATAAGCCCTTCAAGACGGTTATTATTGACACAGTTGACCGACTTCAGGAGCTTATTAAACTCCACTTCACAGCGATCAATCCGAAGGATTCCTTTGCGATGTGGGCAGCTGCATACGACAAGGTACTGGACCTTGTGAACATGATCGCATTCGATGCGTCTCTGAATATCATCTGTATCACCCACGAGTCACGAGAAATTGTGGAGACGGAACGCCTCTCCCAGATCGCACCTGACTTCGAAGGTAAGAAGAGCTTCAAGAAGCTTCCTTCCATCTTCGACCTGATTGGTCGTATGACGTGGGAGGACGTGGGAGACAATGAGGAAGAGAACCTTGTTGTCGTCCTGAACGTCAAGTCGTCGTCTAGTATCCTGACTAAGACACGCTTCGACAACATGCCCCCGATGATTGGAAACCCAACCATGTCGAAGATTATGCACTGGGTTCATGAGCATTACGATACGAAGGCGAATGATGACGACTGAGTACCTGTCGATCACTGACGTGGTTGAAAAAACGAGTGTCAAACGTACGACAATCTTGTATCGTATTCATGAGGACTCTAAGGGGTTCCCACAGCCCGATGCTATCATTCGACACAACAAGCTAGTCACCTACGGGTGGCTGCCTGAAACTATCAACAACTACATCAACAAGAAGGAGAACAACAATGATTGATTTCGAAGCACTGATGAGCCTGGACGTTGCCGAGTCCATGTCTTTCGATCCTCTGCCCAAGGGGCAGTACAAAGTGACCGTTGATGCCTGTGAGCTGGGAGAGTCCAAGAAGGGCAACCCCATGTACACAGTCGATTTCGTGGTCGCAGAAGGTGAGCACGCGGCGCGCCAGCTTCGTTACTGGCTTGTCCTCGTCACCAAGAATGGTCTGCACTGGGACCTACCCAAGTTCTGCACTGCGTCGGGTAATCCCTGGCCTACCGAGCGCACGGAACGCACCACCGACTACTACTACCAGGTTGCTCTCGATATTGTTGGCAAGACGGCGACGATCACCGTTGATGTCGAGGAGTCTGAGTACAATGGTGAGACCCGCAAGCGCAACAATATCAAGAAGGTCGAATGGGACGATGTGAAGCCGAAGAAGTCTAAGGCTTCCAAGATCGAACTCTGACCATCAACTAACTAGGCGGGGCCACACTTCGA